CTACCTGCAGAAATTGTAATCATCGGAACATTAAATACTCTGTTTGGTGTTTCTTTATAAATTCTAATTCTACTTTTTCTCTCATCTGCATTATATCTAAATTCTTTAGGGGTTACTTCTGAACTAAAAATAACTCTTAAATATTTCTCCCAAAGAGCTTTAATCGTATTTGTATATCTAATTACTGCCATAATTATTACCTCTTAATTTTAGCAGCGATTTGTTGTATGAAATCTAAAGGTTGCTCCTCTGTAACTTCAGGTGAATCAGATACCATAACAACTACAATTCCATCACCTGATAAATCTTGAATCTTATCTTCTACAGTTTGAACTTTATCATGACATTTACAATTACCGCCACAAGAACCGTCACATACATGATCTGAATCTTCCGGTATAGGATTTACTGTTTTTAAATCCATGTTTTCCGGTTCCATCAAAGGCTTAACTGCAACATTCTCATCTGGAAATAGTGTTTCCATATTTTCCAAATGTGTATAATAATCAGGAGCCTCTGCAAGATGATCTCTGGCGATTTCTTTTGCAATCTCTAAATTATCTGTATGCTCCTGTTCAACAATAGAACCTGCTTGCTCTTGCGTTTTTAATGTATCAAGCATCTGTTCATATTGCATGTTATACATTGGTGCCCATTTTTTTGCCAAATCTTCAATTGACATTCCATCTGCTGCACCATCTTCAAGTAAATCGCCTTTAGATATTTTCTCTACCGCATCTTCTACATCATTAAAAATTTGTTCTTTCGCTGCAGGATTTTGAATTTCACTTAAATTCTCAGGATGTTTTATTGAATCTCCGTACATCAAATCCTGTATTTCATCTGTACTTACTTTTACTACTTGAGGTAAAGCCTCAGGAGTATTATTAGCTTTTACTTTATAAGCTAAAATATTCTTAATGTAATATCTTGTATATGCTTTTGATAATCTAAACATATTTTTACCTCTATTAATATTAGCTGTTGCTACTTTTAATTTTAATTGTTCTACAAAATTTTTTAAATTATCGTAATCTGTATATGTATTCAATATTTTAATAACTTTATCTGCATTACCTTTTACAAATGTTTTTAAACTTGACTTGAAATCTGCATTTACATTATCATATATATCACTAACTGTTTCTTCTACATTTGAATTCCTATTTAATTCCTTAATATCTAAAACACTATCGTCTACTAAATAAGTTTTTAATTCATTAAAAAATGAAAGAACTGTCTCATCTTGTAATGTATTATCTGACTCTATGTTTTTATCTTGTTTAATATCTGGTATAGTTTGTTGATTACCAGATCCTTCAGATAATTGTTCACGTAACAATTTTACTAATGAATCAACTTTAGGATTGCTTTTTACCAAACTCTCTAAACCTTCTTTACCTATATATTTATACAGAGCCGAAAAAAATTCTGAAACGTTACGAAATGAATGTACTTCTGAAGATGCTTTACAAAAAGAATTTATCAAATCACCGTCATAATATCCTGTTACCCAAATGAATGTTGGTATATCTTTAGGTTCTTGATTTAAACGATCCTTTAAGTAATTAAAAAATTCGGGATCTGCTGTTGGATCACCATCAAGCACATTCATTGTATATTGTAATGCGAGGTTAAGATCTGGCTTAGAAGCAAAAGCTAAACTTAAAGTTGGAACTTCTCTTAAAATCTGCTGTCTTCTCTCACCATGATCTTTCTTCGCCATATATGCTAAAGCTGCATAAACATTATTTGCTATTAACTTTAGAATTTCACTATTACTTACTTTTTTACCACTACTGATAATCTCAGCTATTTTACTGGATACATCTTTACCATCAGCATCTTTTATAACAAACTTATAACTTATATCTTTTAATGGAAAATAATCTTCTATATATGCGTTAATTTTTTTTAAAAAATCATTATACATATTATCCCCAAATTGTATCTACTGGTTTTTCTTTTGCTTTATAATAAGATTCAAAAGCATTATCTATAGACTCATCTGTAACATGATAAACAATCTCACTTCTTTGACACAATGCATTGTTAAACTGCTGGTCCATAATATAACTTTTAAATAATGTTCTGGAAACATCTTGTATATAAAATCTATCGCCTGTAGAACATTGAACAAGTAAATCATGTGATCTTAATAAAGGTGTCCACAAAGTCCAAGATTGCAACTGCTGTGTTGTCTGTATTCCTTGAGGTGTATGTTTTATTACTCTTGCCGGATTTGAATTATATCTTGCCATTATTCTAATCTTCTTATAATAACCACCAACAAATCCTGTTCCAAAACATATGTTACAATTTGTATGTGTATTATAATCTAAATCAGGATTCTCTTCATCTATTGAACCTCTGTGATCACAATAAGGACAAGCTATTCCTTCCCAGCGTCTTAAATATAAATCCCACATTTCACCGTCTGCTTGTAAAATCGACATCTTATCTGCACGATTTTTCTGTATAGCAAAATCTAAATAGTCTGTATCTATTATATTTCCATTCGGTGTCGTAGGATAATTTATCGGAGCTATTATCTTTTGATTACTAGGTATCGTCCAATCTCTCTCTGAATTATAAACATGAGCACCTTTTGTTGAAACTAAACCACCTAAACCGTTTCCAAAAGGAAAACCTTGTACCCAAAAACTCCACTGTATTTCTGTGCTTGCATAGGGAACAGGAACATCAAATTCGACTTTCATCTTATTATTACCAATTTCTTGAGGAACAAAATCCCCTTGGCTTAATAATAATTGAGGTAATATTGGTGAAGGGCTTCCCCATAACTCATATGACTTTGCAAATCCTTCCGGAGTTCTTACTTTCGGAAACTCTACTACATAAGTATATTGAGTACCTTCTTTATGATAAACCTTAAGTAAACTAATTCCAGAATAATTAAGATCAGATGGTGTCGTTATTTCTGTATCTTCCTCTGTAAGAATTTTACCGGTTCCATTTGTTGAACCATCAGGATTCAAACCTGAACCATCTGTCTGTACAGTATTCATCCAGCAAGGACCTGCTTGGTTACAATTACATTTTTCAGGATCTGTACTTGGATTTATAGTTAACAACTCTTGTATATTTATAGGCATACTATCACCACTATTTAAATTTAGTATAATTATGATAAAAATGTCAAGGGACGATATTCAACTTCTTTTTAACAATAGCTGTGCACTTATTTGCTATCTGAGTGCACAGCTTTTCTTCGTTTATATCATCGCTAGTTTGTTCATCTAAGCTCTCAACTTCACCTAAAGTTACATTTACTTTTTTATTTTGATCGACGTCATGAAAAAATTTACTGTAATTATCTTCTTGTAAAACTACATCTACTATGAAATGTGTAAATTCATGATAAAATGTATTAATTACATCAAGCTGATTTGCATGGTTTGTATCTATATAGATATCTGTTACATTCTTGCTTTTGCGCAATCTATAATACAAACCATATGCACTCTGCTTTTCTACCAAATCCGGAACAAAATGTATTCTTATATCTAAGACTTTCTCTTTAGGTTTACGCATTTGGCCTACCTTAAAACAAAGTATTTAATTCCTCATCTTTAGATAAATCTTTTTCTATAAAATTTTCAAATCCATCTTCTGAATATTGTGTATTTAACTGACCTTTTAAAGAAGCATAAATTTTTAATACATCACCATCATATCCAAGTTTCTGTGCAACTTTCTTTCTGCTCACATTTGTAATATATTCAGGACAAATATCATGATTATTTGCTTTTATTATACTAAATGATTGAGCAAATCCATTTGAATCTAATACAACTGAACTAGCTTCAACGTCAATTCCTATTGAATTCAATTGTGATCTCATTTCCTGCAAATAACTTTGTTTCTTAACATCTGACATTGCAGTTAATTTATTTAATATTTTATCTGCATCTATCTTTATTAAGTTAGATTCTGTTGAAGCTTTCTTTTTAAAGAAATCACTAATAGGTTTAACAAATTTCTTTTTTAATTTCTCTTGAATTTCTTTTATCTTGCACCAAATTTTAGCTTCATTATCTGGAGCAAGTTCATCACCTGTAACAACTGTCTGACAAAGACATTGTCCTTCTTCTTGATTTTTCCAATTTACTACTACAGCATTATCGGATACAGACTTTTCAACTTTGCCTTTTGCTCCAGTTACTCTATGCTGTACATATAAGTATGTATTTTTAGCATTTATTCCTTCCGGTGCAGGACCTAATACATCTTCAAACTTAGCTTCTTTTAATAATTTATTAAGAAGCTTTTTAATTTGATTAACTGCATCTAATTTATCTTTAGAAACTTTCGCTTCTCTTTTTACTTTTTCATCAGCTTCTGCAGCAATTCTTTGCATCTCAGAGTCATAAATACAAGAACTTTCTTTCTTTTCTAAATCAGCTTTAAAGTAATCACATGAATGAATACCATCTTTTATACATGCGCATCTTTCAGCTAATACATCTTCACCTGTGATAGGACATTTAAAAGCTTCGATTTTAAGAACCTCAGTAGGTTTTGTTTGTGATTTAATGTCGAAGCCATATTCTATATGACCATCTTTAAATTCAAGATCTACAACACCTTCCATTGGATAAGATGCTACAACTTTTCCAACGCCATATAAATCATGTGTGAATTCCGTTCCTGCTTTTATGTCAAAAATAGGAATCTCTTTCATATATTTATTTGACATTTATTTCCTCCCAATCTATTTTATTTATTTGATCTTCTATACTATTTAATTTATTTTCTAAATTTTTTAGTCCAACACTATTAATAGAATTTATATACTCCATACGAGCATTATTTAATTGCGGATTATTTGAAGTCTCTACATCTGTTAAAGGTCTAGATAATTGCTCAGAGAACTGAATCTTTGTATTAAATAATTGATCATATGTTAAAGACTTGGATTGCTCTTTATTAAACTCATCAATTAAACTATTTATAGAATTTTTATCTAATTCTTTTCCGTCTTTAGAAATAGTTTTAAGTTTATTCTCTATAATATCATAATTATATTCTTTATCTTTTAGTGTATTTAAAAACAATCTTATTGTAGACAATAAATTAATATCGGTTTTCTCTACGAACTTTTGTCTATCTAATATAGAAGTATCTAATGCTTGTAAATTAGATTTTAAAAAGTAAGATTCTAATGACTGTTTTTCATTAAACAAAGCTTTTAAACTATTCATTGCCTTCTTATTATCGTCTGATTCTATAAATATATCCAAAATCTGAATACTTAAAACTACAATAGAAACTAAGTGTTCAATCCACTTAGTAGGGTTTTTTGTTGGATATGCACAAGCTAATAATAACGATTTAGATAAATCTTTGTCAAGAGGTGTTGAATAAACTTCTTGAACAATAGTTGATAAAACTTCTTTAGCGGAAGTATTTTTATCATCCAACTTTGTTGATTCGCTTTGAATAAATTTTAATAGTGATTGGAGATTCTCTTTATCATTTTGAGCTGCTGCTCCAAAGAAATTAAATATCTTTGGATAATGCGCTCTCTCTTTCATATAATTTTCAAATACAACTTTACCTGATGTAGACTCAGAAGCATTTGAATCCTCTATTTTTAAAATCTCATCATTAGATAAACTTGTAAAATTCTCTTTAAAATCACGTAATACTTCAGCTGTATCTATTGCTGATCCTTTATCATCAACTACTCCTATATATTTACCATCTTTATTCTGTTGAAGATCATAACCACGTTCATATAAAAATTCTTGAAAATCATCTTTAGCGTCTTGAGTATAAGAACCGGAAGCACCAAATTCTGATAAAACCAACTCATCATTTTCAACCAATAATCTAGCAACATTACTTTCATCAGAAACTTTAGGTGCTTCTTCTATTACTGGAAGCTCTTCTCTTATAGCTTCTTCTTGTTGTTTCTTTTGTATTGTATCGGGATCTGTATCAACATCTTCATTAAGTGATTGAAGCTCTTCAGCAGAAAATTTATTTTCATCTTCTAAACGTTTTTTTAAATTTTCCATATTTAACTTCTCAGCATCACTTAAATAATCTTCGAATTTCAAAGCAACTCTAAAAAGAAAATTCGAATATATACTACCAGATCTTTGCATTTCTTGTTTAAACTTATCTTCAATTTTTTCATTATATAATTCAAAGAAACGTTTTATATAATTTTCAGTTAATTGTTCAGAAGACGTATCATAAACAATAGATTCTGCTTTTTTAAATTCTAAAATCAATTCATCAATATAACTATTTAAAGTAGAATCATTTTTAATATCTTCCATCTCACTTACAGGTAACTTAACATCCTTACCTAATTTTCCTAAAGCATTTAATCTATGTGCAAGTTTATATACAAGATTCTTAAACTCTTCGCTACGCCAATATAAATCCATAATCTCATTATATTTTCTTGAAACAAAACTTCTATCAAACGTAACTTCCGTAAACTTACCTAAGTTCAATAACACATCGGAAGTTCTTAATTTATTTATATAATAATTACGACTTATAATAGCAACTAATTGTAATTTACCTTTTATATCGTATATATCACTTTCTGTTGATGACAACCTACCCTTATCATCAAAGTATATACTCTCAGAAATATCAGATGGTCTTACATACTCTACTACATATTTTGCATTACTGGCTTGAACTTCACTATTTAATTTATGAATAACGTTTTCTAACATACCTGTATAGAAATCAAATTCATCTTTATCAGAAACACTTGAGTTTAGTGGAGTAACATCAACTCTGATAGATGCATATCCAGGCTTTGACATCAATGTATCATCAGATTTTACACTATCATCAACAAAAATATTTGCTACATGAGTTAAAGGAGTTGTATCATTTTGAATATTAGAACCGCCGATAAAAGTGTCTACATTCAATAATGTTAAACCTGGCACGTATCTTATAAATAGTTGATAAATATTTTCATTTTCTTTATTTCTGTTATAAGCAATAAGATTAACTGGTACACTATTTGTATTCTTAAACTTATAATCTTGTACAATTTGTCTTAATGCTTTCTCTAAAGTAAATTTATCAGCTGCTTGTAAAGTTTTTAAGAAATTATTATACATATATGCTCCATATTATTAGATTTTAAGGTCATATTCTGCAGATATATCTTCAACTTTTTGCCACAAATTAGTTAATTGTTCACTAAAATTCATTGTCAAATCAAAGCACTTATTCGTTTTTTCACACATATCTGCTACGTAATTTATTAAATCTGTCTTTAAAGATGATAATTTCTCTGCTATATAAGGAATTGTGATAAACTCACCTTTAAAACTATTCTGTATTTTATCGGTTAAACTGCTTAACAAATTATTATTTCTTTCTAACAATACTTGTAATCCAGATAAAGTTTCTGGACTCGTACTAGAATCAACCATTGCATTATATAAATATTGTGAAAGTAAAAATCTCATCTTTTGTAACTTTCTATCTAAATCTGATATTTCTTTCTGTACAGATGATCCTGAAGATTTTATTTTATTCTGTATAGCAACGGTATCAACAGTAATATCTATAGGGAGTATATCAAACTCTTTACTAAATAAACCACGTCTATGTCTATCAGAAATAAACTTAATAGTTACATAAGGTGCGATATTTTTATTAGCGGTCAACCAATCTTGAATTTTTTGTTCTACATTAGGTCTTAAATTCTCAACAGATTCTGTAGCTAAATCATTGATTTCATTTAATGTCTTTTCTAAACTAGCCATACTTTGTTTTAAAACTTCACCATCTGCATTACTTTTATCTTTCTTTGTTTCATAAAGTTTCTTAGATAAGCTTTCTATATCTCTAGATATACTTTTAAAATTATATTGTGTATCGTTTAATACTTTCATTAAAGCGACAATATTTTTATTTATAGAAACACTACTTAAGTTCTTCAACTTATTAAAGATTGTTCTAAATTTTGTTTCAAAAGAATTATCCATAGTATATTTCTGATCTAAAGGTAATGCTACATTACCTCTTAAATCATTTATATTACCATCAACAAGCTTACCAGAAATATTAAATATCTTAGAAGATTTTAAAACTTCATTTACTAACTTATCACTAAAATCCCAATCCGTACAATCTTGCATTAAACTTGCTAGGATAGCATCTGAGTTTACGATATTAAATAATATTGCTCTAGCATTTGATAATACTTTATAGTTTGAAATTGATTGTATTACACGAATTGGTTCCCCTCTATATAAAAACTGTTCGCTCAATCTATCAAACTTATTCTCCGCATTTAATAAATATTCTTTATTCTTAATTAATTGTATAGCTGAAGTTATTCTATCAGTAAACGCTGTCTTATTTGCAGATAAAGCATCACAAATATCCACAAGCAAATTAAACTTCTGATTATCTATATAATTAATTAAACTAACTGATTTCGAATCTTCTAAAGTTTTTCTATATGTCTTAAATAAAATATTTGCTACGAAAGATATAAGTGCTTCTGCATCTTCAGAAGCTGAAATATTTTCTGAACTTAAAGTAGAAATGTTATTATCTTTTATAAATTTACTTAAATTAGAATCATCTAAATTTTCATTCGTATTTAAATCTTTATTAAAAGCTAATATCTCTTTCAAGATATCATTGTAACTTAATTGCGTATTTTGTGCGTTCAATTTATTGTATATTGCATCTATAATAGAAGTTAAATTTTCTTGTAAAAATTCTAAATCTATATTCTGTGTTAAAATATTACGATATGTAGCATACTTATTCAATTCAACTAATTGATTTATATAGGCACCGATCTGAACTTTATTTATATCTTTCACATTCTTTAAATTTAAAAACTCAATTATAGATTCTGCAACATTTTCTATATTATAAACTTCACTCAATAAACTTTGTTTTGTAGCTGATAATGTTCTAGTAGTACTATCATACTGTTGACCATATAATTCTTTAAAGAAATCTACTAAATCTGATTCATCAAATTTATGTGCTGCTTCTCTTTTTAAAGTTAAAGCATTGATGAAATTACTGTACTTACCTAAATACAAATCTAAATCTTCAACAGACTCTGTCGGTGTAGTTTGTAAATTATTCAACTTTTCATTGACATAAGATTTTATACTTTGAATAAATAACTCTGCTTCTTGTTGTTTTTCTTTATAAATAGCATTAAATTCTTCTTTATCCAACGGCTGATCCATTTTAAATTTTTTATATTCCATACTCGCAATTTCTTCTAAATCATCATTAATAGGGAGTAATGTATTAGCTGCTAAAGATGCAGCGTCTAAAACAAATTTTTGTAATTCATTACTATCTACAATTGATTTAAAATTAACATCATTCAAATCTTTTGATTTCGAATACTCTGCTAAATCTCCTAATTTCTCACCGAAAGTAGTTGCGTAACCACGTAAGTAAAGCTGTGTGGTTGATGCATGTATTGTAGCAAGTTCTGATGTATCAAAATTATATTTACCAGAAGTAATAGATTTAACGATATATTTTAAAACTGCTAAATAATCTTTATACTTTTTTATAATGCCTCTTAATTTACTTAAGTATGCACTTAAAGAATCTGACGCATCTGTTTTTTCTTCACCAGAATATCTAAAAACTAATTCATTTCCTTTCTCAACTGCAGTAAAACCGTATTGCTCTGCTAAAACCTTTTTTGTAAATAATGTAGTAAACCATTTCACTAAATAAGATTCTGTATATGGGTTAGCTAAATTATGATCTATCGAATATAAAGTTTGATCATCTATAGCATCTATTCTTTGTTTTATAGAATCTTCATCTGTATTAATGTCACTTACTAATAATTGTTTAAAAGCATCTGTATCTGCAGAAGTTGTTGGTTTTGGTATTGTAAATGTATCTTCTCTTGAATCATAAATTTTCTCTGACATACTTCCTGGTTCTTTCAATTCAAGTTTCTTAATAATAAAACCTATTTTCGAAATATGTTTTTTAACATCATCTATAAGACCTACAAATATTTTTGTATCTTTATAACGATTATCTGGAACATAATTTTTAGTAGCTGTATCCTCTAATTTCTGAGTCAAAAATAATACTGATCTAGGATCAAAGTTATCAACTATATTTTTTATCTCAGCATCATCTTTTAAATTTCCAACATTATTTTTAACACACTCTTTTAAATGTTCATAAAAAGAAATTGAATCTACATCTTTATTAACCCAAGCTTCATCTTGTAATTCAGGAACAGATAACAATTTCTTTATTATATTTTCTTTATGAATTAATTTATTCCAGTTATTTGTTATTTGTGTATTAACATATGATCCGAAAAATACTGATTTTCCGGAAGGATCTACACCTATTTTCTTTGAATCACCGATATTAAATCTATCGACAACAAGATCTCTCAATACTTTATCTGTAGTATCTGAATATAATATCTGTTGTGATCTTAATTTTGAAATACCGTCATGCAAACTTAATGAAACTTGTTCACCATTATCATTAGTTAATCCTTCGATATCGAATTGTTTGTTAAAAAAATTCGGAGCCAACTCTGTTGCGCCTGAAGTTGCATCTTTTAAACTACCAGCTTGTGTAGATATTAAATTATTTTTAAATAATGTATTACAATAAAATGCAGCAAAATTTGTTAAATCTGCGACGCTAATATCTTTATTAACAAATTTATTATCTACTATATAACCATTATCTTTTAACCAAAGAACAATTTGACCAAATGCATTTTTTCTATTTGCATTTGCAAATGTTTCTATATTAGTTTTTATTTCATTAAAATTATCTAAAATAATAGGAAGTATTATTTCGAAACTAGAAAAAGAAATTCCTTCATTATCTTTCAATAAAGCATCTAATTTAGGAAATTTCTGTAAGAATGCATCTAATTGTGACACTTTTATATCACTAAAGTTATCAGCCATATTATTGTACCTCATTAATTATTGAATTTTCATAAGGAATTTCTTTATTATTTATTTTATCTATGATCGGTATTTGATTACTCTCTGTATTTGTCGGATTATTTTTTGTAGTATTATTATCTGACTCGCTAATTTCTAAAACTTCTTGCGTAGACATACCTGTTGCAAAAACTTTATTTAAAAAATTATTAAATAGGGAACTTGCATTTATAGTAATCTCTTTCTCAAGTACATCGAGTTCTTCTGTTAATTTATCTATATCAGTTAAAATAGTTTCAAATTCCATAAACTACTCCTTATTATTTAATAAAGACAAATCTTCTTTTACCTCTTCTTCAAATTTATCAGTGTCTTCAGTATCAGCTTCCGCACTTCTATTGAAAACTGTATTCATTACTTGATCATAAATTGATGCCGTTCCTGTTTTTCCAACACCTGTTTCATTAACAACTTGCTCTATTTCTGTAGGATTACCTTTCTCAACTGCTTTAGCAACTTTATCTTTAATCTCTTCTGGTTTTGTTTGTAATACAGCTGTATCTATTTCTACATTATTATCACTAGCTTTAATAACTACTTTATCTCCGGTAGGAAATTTTATATTCTTTTCCGGGAATAATTTTTCAAACTCACCGTCATCTCTAATAATTTTTATTTTTACATTTTCAACAACTATATCCGGTTTTACAGTTTCTTCTTTAACTTTAACAACTGTACTTTTATCTCCAGGAGTTATAATTCCTTTCGTATTATTACCTATATTCTGAACTTTATTATCTGATTTAACTGCAACTTCTTTATTAATTTCAAGAAGTTTTTCCTTTATACCTTCTGCTCTATATTTAGAACTTGCTGGATTTGTATCTGCAGCAGATCTTACAATAGATTCTTTATTAACACTTGCTACTTTATCTAAATCTAAGATATCATCTTTCTTGAGTTCTTCCTTAGACTCTTCTTCTTTTTTAGGTTCTTCCTTCTTCTCTTCTTTTGGTTTAGGAGCAGGAGCTTCATCATCTAAACTTTTTTGAACTTCTTTTGCTTTCTTTGTACTTACTGCGTCAACAATTTTTATAATCATTTTTAAAAATTCTTTTGAAATATTTCCATGATCAATACTAGATTTTGTATAATCAATCAAATCTTTAATATAATTCTCCGGCAAAGCTTCCAATGCTTTCAAAGCATCTTCTGCAGCTTTATTCATATCTGCAGCAGTAACTAATTTTTCCATTCCGTTCTCCTGTGTAACTGTATAAGATTTTTTCTTAAAGAAATCAAACATATATACTCTCCTATTCAAAAAGTTTATTTGGATCTTTTATCACAACTTTTATTGTTTTTCCGTCTGGATCATTTGTTTCTTGTGTATGTCTTTCTGCTTTATCTTCTACATCTGTATCTATAAACATGTGTTCTGGTTCACCAAAACTACCTGGAATAGATTTATTGCTTGTGGGAAAATCTTCACCACAAGCTTCTCTATTTAAACTACCAAGTCTTCTAACTAAAGGTTCTGGTAACTGTGGAATAGTTTTTACAACAACAGAACCATTATCAACAGTACCATCTGGATTTGCCTTTCTAACTTCTCTTAAAAGTTTATGCAGAAGATATCTTGGTCCGAAGCCTAATTCAATATCTCCTATATTTGTTATATATTTATCTATTGAGCCTGGATAATAAATAACATAATCGCGATACATCTCATTAAATGAAACTATAAGAGAATCTAAGTTAAGATTCCCTTTAGGAAGTTCAACTCTTTTTGATTGTATTTTGAATGTAGAAATTTTAAACATTTACAGAAACTCCTAATGTTTTTACTCATATTATGATAGTTATGTCAAGGGTTTATTCGTTAATATACTTCCATTTATAACCATAAGCAGATTTTTTAATACCATTACCGCATTGTGAAATAGTTGGTCGACAATTCATATCTAATTTTAAAGCTTTACAAGCATCCGTTAAAGAATTATATTCTGTAATAAAATCACCTGTTAAGGTATATTGTTGAATACGTTTACTACGAATACCAATCATTTTATTATATCTACTAGATTGTATTTCTTTCAAACGTTCTTGAATATCATCTGTATCCTTTAACCAAATATAACCGAAAGCGGATTTCTGTCTACCATCACAAGTAGCGTGAATATTTCTATGTACATTAATATAATCTTTATTTAATTTGGTGCTTATATATCTAGCTGCATCTGAACCATTATCAAATTTATGTAAAAATTTTCCGTCTAATGTATATTGAATTATAGGTACAATATGGCTATTATATTTTGCTGTTTTTATATTAGATATTTGCTTTAAACGCTCTTCTATATTATTATCATATAACCAAATATAATTATAAGCTGTCAACCTTAGACATTTAGATGAACTACCTTTACAACATTCTGTTATTGCATCACGTGCTTTTTCTTTTAAATTTAAAGCACTTACTGCATCAGCAATACAGTACCAAGTTTTTATAAAATTTCCTTGAAGATCATACTGATATACTTTTTTACTATATTTATATCTAATTTTCTTAATAGCGTTGCTTAATTTTAAACGCGTTTCATCAGATATTTCTTTACCTTGAGTACCACCAGACTCTATATTGTATCCAAACTCACGTTCATTACTTTTAAAATCATTAATAAACTGACGCTCTAATTTACAAGCTTCATTTAATGTTAAACCTGTTTTTAAAATCTCATGCTTTATATTATTCCAGCCATATTTATTAATAGCATTTTGCATATAAATATTACTAGAATAACCATTACCATTTTTCCAACGAAGTTTAGGTTTACGACAGGTTATACCTATATAAATTTTACCATTAGGAAAAGTATGTTTATAAACTATATAATTATTCATAACAGTATATTATATTAAAATATTAGATTAAATTCAACTATCTACCTATAGCATTGAAAAGGTTGGAAATTGCTCCTAATATATTTCCTGATAAACGCCCACCCAAGCTTAAGTTTAATGGGATGCTTCCGATCGAACACCCTGCATTCAAGTAATGCAATTTTGCTACATCAATCAATTTATCATAATATGCTGTAGCTTTATCTATAGCGTTTTGAATTTTCTGTCCTCTATCAATTGTAATAGATACGCCAGAATCTGTGTAAGAAACATCTGTAAACGCAATACCTAAGTAGTGTACCATTAATGTATATATTGCACTTCCTACCATAAGAACAGACTCTAATATTTCTGGAAGGGATTCTATTGTAAAATGTGTAACTGGAGACTTAATATTTAAAGATTCCAAAGCAAATTTAATACCTGCACGAATTTCATCGTCAGTTGCGCAATTTGTTATCCAATTTGTAAGCCAGATCTTTAAATGATTAACTAGTCTTTGTTCCTTCGGTGTTAATGATTTTCTAGGTAAAAAGAATTTAGATTCATATGTTTTATCTGCATTTAAATATTTTATAATATAATAGTAAGAATCTTTACATCTAATATCTATTGTTGGATCTGTCCACTTGTTAACCCAATATCCATTTATTTGAGAACTTATTTCTGATATAACTCTGTTCTCAACATAAGGATTTCTTTCGTCGTAGTTAATACTGTTACTTACCAACTCATTTGTTAGTGCAGGATTAACATAAACTATAGGTAACTCTGTCATATTTAAAATTAAATTACCTACGTTATAGTGTAAACAATGCCAACCTGGTTTTATATATCCATATTGAACTGAATTATATACTATTCTATTATCATCTAAACAAAGTCTGTAGCCACCTTGATCGTCTTTAATTGAGAAAAGTTCTACCTTTTCAGGTTCTTGTGAACCTAAAGTAAGTAGAACTACTTTATTATTTCCACCACTATGTATCGAATCTAGGAATGTATCTATCTCAAACCCTTTATTAAAGCTCAAATTTCTACATGACTCGCCTTCAACAAACTGTATAGGATATTTATTGTCTGATATAACTACATCTGCGCTTACTAAATCATAACCAAATGTTTCATGTCTAGATCTATATATTCTCACATATGGATACAATGCATTACCGTTTTCATCTACAGCAGATGTTATTGCATCATCCGGACACCATGATATTTCAACTGGTAATCTTAATGACATTACGACCTCCTACTTATTAAGTGACTTCAAATGATAGAATATTTTTATAGAAAGAGCTTCTACCAACGTATTAAATTCAGATATATCATAAAGCTTTGTTTGACTTACAAAAGGACATATTAAATATCTTTTCTCTGTATTATCTTTTATAATATTATGATTCTCTTTCTCTACTTCACTAATAGTTACATCATATACTTTATAGTTACTATCTGCATACTTCTTTGCAAATTCTTTAAAAGCGCCCTCTATTAAGTCTGCTTCTATATCATCATAAAATCTATCTGAAATTTTATTATTAGATACATCATTTAAACAATCGTAAATGACTTTCTGTACATATTGTATATTCTTATCTTTCAACTTTGACATCTTATCTTTAAAACTAATTTCTCTAACCAAAGTTGGATAATATACGTGTTCTGTACCTAAAGGTAATTCTAATTGAGTTTCTGCTTTAATTAACCATCTACTCATTGTTAAAATCCTTATTTTCAATTATTTTACTTCTTCAGCTACCACATCATCAGGTGTTAAATTTATAGTACTATTGGCACATTTTATTCTTGCTTCTTCTTCACTCGCTGCTTCTATAGGTGGACATTTGAAATAATGTCCATATTTGTCTTTCATTTTATATAAATTGGATTTCTTTTTTAAAGATGCTTGCAACCATCTACTCATTTTAAACTCCTATTTAACAGATTTAACTGCGAGTACATAATCTCCAGAAGCATCTTTAACTGCTTTAAGCTTCACCCATTTTCTCTCAGACTCTACCCAACCCATTACGTGCTGATTTTTATTAACAGAATCTTTCTCAAACAAAGGTAATACCTCTGAAGGATATACTTTTATGTTTACATCGAATGTTTTAAAATCAAAAACAAATACGTATGTTTTATTTGCATCTAACTTATTTATTTGATGATCAAGTACGACTTGAACGGTTTGTGTTTCTTGATCAACCCCAATCTTATATATCAAAGGATTTTTCTTTTCCTTATCCTCTATATCATAAATCTTTAAATCCTCAAGCTTAATACCTGATACTGCATTATCATTAAATAAACATGATATACTATTGTTTGTTCTTCTAAATACTCTCAAATTAATACTTTTCATTTTTCATTGTTCTCCTTTATTTTAGTTCTTCCAACCTTTGATTAATTATATTTAATATAGTTTTTACTTTTGTATATTTACTTATCTTAAGTAACAACTCTTTATCATCTAATTTAGCTATATACAATTTTCTTTCGTTAGCTTTCATCTTCAGTATCTTATCAACGTCTTCTGGAACTTGCTCTATTACTTCTTCTTTTTTGTTAAGCTCTTCTAAATCCTTTGCAGCATCTTTTAACACATCTGCAATTTCGTCTGTCTTTTCTTGTATGACTTCACTAACTGATTTTAATTGTCCTTCACCTGGTTTCTTTCCCGGAAGCACTACAAATCCGGCTTCCGTTGAAGATTCATTTTTTATATTACCTTCACCAACTACTGGTTCTGATTGTTTCTCTACATCTATAGTTACCGGAACAGATTGTATTGTATTCTCAGTCAAAACATCTTTCGGTATCTCATCTGTAAATGTTCCACCTCTTGTAACTACAACTATATCTTCTTGAGATTCTTTTTTAATTACTTGTGGTTGTTCAACCTTTGTAATTGAAGCTGGTTTAAAATAGTCATCCTGCTCAACTACCGTTATATTACCTTTTCTAATTTCTTCAACTACTGCTTTTAATTGTCTTAAGTCATTACATTTCAAAATATCAAATGTAATAACCATTCCTGGCTCAAATCTAATTCCTGCCAAACTCCAAACTCTGTCCATGTTTGATCTAATTTTCATTGTTCATTTTTCTCCTTTATTCTATTTTACTTCTGTATATTTTTTACCATCAGTTGTAGTTAACTTCTGCAAATACTTATCTTTAGGTTTAAAGGGTATCTTGACCATCCCTATATGAATCCAAAACTTTCCAGATATTTTTTCCTTAATCAGCTGTTTATAACAAATATCAATCTTACCTGTTCTAATATCTTCAAATACTTCATCAACTGTCTTGCCTTTAACTATAAAGTCTACTGCTTCACCTAAACAATGTTGACTGGTTTTATTTCCACCAACTCTTTCATTTAATGCTTTTCCTCTGAATCCACTTGTAACTGTTATAGGTACTTTATAGTAATTACGGATTGGTTGAAGTATATAATTGGCAAGTATATATAAGTTATTCACATAAGGCTTCACTTCCTCATTTTGTTTAGGAAGTAAATCCTTATGTGAAGTAGTTAATAGCTCATCGAGAGTGAACGAAGGTGCTAAATATATCATAGTAAATCTATTCCATTATTTGATATTTTACCAGGGTAAAAACATTTATCTAGAGGAAGACCTTTACGTAGTCTGCTAAATAGTTTGCTGTATGTTATACCTAAAATATCACACCATTCAGCAATAGTATGTCTTTCATTATTATATTCAATAAAACAATTTTTTCTAGTATTATTTGCCTGCTCTTTTCTAGTAACCCATCTACAATTATTTGGCTCGTAATTACCATTCACATCTATTCTGTCTATTGTAAGACCTTCCTTATAACCATTGCTCATTGCCCAATTATAGAAAGCCACGAAGTCATTTTTCCATTCATCACAAACTGTTATCCCACGACCACCATATTGTTTATAATTTTTATGATTTTTACTAAAACAACGAGCTTTCATTGCTGCATGAATTTGATAAAGCTTTGTATTTGTTTTATGGTGAGCGTTTTCTCTATTACTTAACAATTCTTTTCGTAAACAACCGCAACTAACAGATTTACCGTTTAATAATGTGTAGTGACTAATTTCTTTTATTGTACCACAATCACATTTACATCTTACTAAAATATTGCCATGACCTTTTATTTTCTTTGAAATTTCTAAAACTGTCCACCTTCCAAACTTTTGTCCTACTTCTAAATTTAATTTAGTCATTTTTACACTCCTGTAAAATATTACTCATATAATTTATAGTGGCAGAACAGTGAGTTGCTGTTTTTTCGGGAGCTACCCTAGCCACTATTATCTAAACTACAATGTGAAATTAGGTGATAGCTGTGTTGTCATTTATCAACAATAATTATATGGTTTTAAGGATGTCTTTTACATCTCTATTTATCTCTTTTAAAGCTGCTCTTGTTTCTTTTTGATTCTCTGCAATTTGTGCCTTTATCTCTTTTAATTCTGTTTGCATCACGCTTAAGTCTTTATTTATAATAAGTTTTTCAGTTTCAAGATCAGTTACACGATACTTAACGTCATTTAAATCTTGTTCCATTGCATATACTTTTGTCGGTACCGTTTCTGCAACTTTAAGATACGTTCCATAAATAAATATTAAAACTGTTCCACTTAATACGATTGCCCAAATAATTGTCTTAACATCTTTTAAAAATTTTACAGTTTTCTTAAGCATGATATACTCCAAAATTAAAGTTCAAGTTTACCGAGATTTTCGTTTAGTTTATTTGCTCTTGTATTAACTTCGTCTAATGTCGGTATAATATTTTCTTGATATAAATACTGTGCTAGTGCTTCTAGTTGAAACATATTGTCAAATGTCTCAACCATGTCTTCTATATATTTAAGCTTATCACCTTTCATTTGTGGCTCTAAATCAGCCTTTCTACAAGCTTTTTCTTCTTCATCTACTGCTTTATATAACTCTTTTAAAAATAATCCTTTTAATTTAAGAAATGCTTCCTTTCTATATTCACCTGTTAGTAAAGGAATTCTATTTTGTTGATAATATTCGGACTGCGTTGTGTCTTCAATTGCTCTATTAATTGATTCTTGTGATACTATTCCTGTATCTTTAACGTCTTTTTCATTATTCATAGTTCATTCCTCAAATAAAAATAATTTATGCCCATCTACAATCTATCTATAATATGATATAAATGTCAAGGGGTATATAAAAAAAGCTACCGAGGATTCCTCGGTAGCTTTTTAATACTAAACTGATTAAGCCAAACTTCTAACTCTTCCAGATACACCAGCACAGTTATAAATACCCATACCGATTATTTCGTAAGGAATTATATCATACTGAAGTTTAGGAATGTTATCAAATATGGAAACTTCAACAGCTTTTCTTTCTGGCAATCTTCCGAGTTTATCAGGAGTTGTCAATGTAAATACTGGTTGTTGATTCTTTCCGTTTGTATCATAACCATAGTTTTTATCAAGTCTTGTAGAAGCAATAGCTCTAACACCAAATATAGAACCAAAATTTCCTGTTTCCAATTGGATGTTCAAAGATACTGGATCCAAATCTTGAGAATTCCATTTCAATATATCTGCATATGTTTTTGCACCTAACAAATATGTTTTAGCAATCAACTGTCTTTCAGTTATATCACCGAACATTTCAGCAAAATCTGCTTTTGTTATTGATGTTGTAGCAGAACCATATGTAGCCATTGTAGCTGGGTTAGGATTCTTAACTGCTGCTGATTTAACCAAATCAAATATCATGTCATCTTCAGCTATAGCCATAGCTATTGCAGCTCTTTCTTTTGCTCTGTCGAATACAGGATATTTTCTTACAGCTAATTCTTGTTTCTTAATAACTTCATTTACTGTTACTTCAAATGTAGGAATTCCAATTCTCTTGATGCCTTGTTCAAATACTGGAGCTTGACCTCTAGCAGCTATTTTAACAGCACCAAATTCTGGCATATCCATATCGTATACAGGAATATCTCCGGTAGGTATGGTATCAACCATCAAAAGTTTTCTTCCAACACCAACGTAATCCAATCTTGTTTTCAACGGACCAGACAATGCGAAAGCTATTCTTTGATATCCGCCTGGTGCATTCCAGTACATGTTAAATTTTTGTTCTTTTGCTTCCATTGATACAGGTGTAGCAGATGCATTAACTGAAGCTTTTCTTGCTAATGCTGTATCGCCCCATAATGATATATTATCTATTGTACCCATGATTTATTATCTCCTTTTAAAATTTTTTAAATAATTACTTTATAAATACTTGAATTTCTTTTCCGTCTGCAGATACAGCAAGCAATGTACCGAAGCCATCACCAGATGCTACTGTAATGTTTCCACTAGCATTAGAAGCCAAAGCTACACCTAATGTAGTATTTGCATTTATAGCATTTGTATCTATAGCTGTAAATTCTACAACATCGCCATCACCTTTCGTATATTCAAAGTTTTTAACGCTGTATACACCAAACATACAAGCTGTTATTTTCTTTGAACCGAAAATGCCCCATCCGTTATCTGAAACTTCGTTTACATTTGCTTCAACGTTTACTGATTCTTTTGCCAAACCATAAACTGTAGAAGAAGCATTTGCCAATACCAAACCTTCAGTTGTGTTTTCCAAGCATTGACCTGCTATTACTGCTGTTCCTTTGAAAACTTTAGTATTATCTTCAATTGTTGTAGGGAACAAAGATGATATACCAAAGTCGGTTGTTAAATTATCTTCTTGAACTGAATACATTATACCCATGATTTATATTCTCCTTTTAAATTTTTAAGACTAGATTAGTCTTCGAATAATGAATTTAATCCTGAAACATCTCCACCGTTATATTGTGAAAATACTTGTGGTATGTTTTGTCCAGGCATTCTTCTTGATGCTTTTACTTCTGTGAAATCTACAACTTCTTCTTTTTTGTTATCTTTCTTTGCTTCTCCACCGAAAAGACTTGCTGCGTCTTTATCAGCTTTTTCTCCATCAGAAAGTTTTGCAATTTCTTTTACAACATCTAATACAACTTTCAAAGCTTTTTCATCTGCTTTTACAAGTTTATCTTTGAAAACATTTTCTTTTTGTACCTTAACTACTTTCTTGATTTCAGAGATAATTGCATTGATGTCTTTGTCTTTGTTTCCATTGGAAATTTCTTCTTTCAAGTTCTTGTTTTCATCTTCCATCTTTCCTAACTTTTCAGTTTTTTCTTCATCTTTCTTTTTCATTTCATCTAATTCTGCTGTAAGTTTAAGGAATTGTTCTTTCAATGAAGATTGTCTATTTATAGATTCTACTGCATCTCCACCACCATTTCCTGGCAATCTACCAAAATATGATTTAACCGGTGAAGAAACTGCATTAGCGTCTTTAACACCCTTACCTGCATCTGCTTTAGCTTCTTTTTCATTTACAGAAACTATCGCACCTTCAGTTGCTTTTGCTGGTTTATTTTTACCATCTTCTTCTTTATTAAATGTAAATACTGTCTCATCTTCTTTAGCAGCTTCTTTCTTTAATGAAGCTTTTTTAACCATTTCAGCTTTGTTTGCTTTAGCTTCTTTACAGAATTGTTCGAAACCTTTAAAATCTTTACATACAGAAGCAATCTGTTTTGCTATAAATTCTGGTGTAGGTACACCTGCTTTTTTATATATAGCATCTACATCAACTTTAGAAGCTTCAACAACTTCTTCAGCTTTTTCCATTTCTTCATGACCTTTTGCTTCTTGAATATCTTCTTTTACGCTATCTAATTTAACTTCTGCTTCATTTAAATTTTCAATAGCTTTATCTTCAGTTGCAGGTGTTCCTTCAACTGTATTTTCTACTTCAACCTTATTTAATTCTTCTTCAGCTGCTTCGATTTTCTTTTGCATTTCTAACGGCAAAACTTCAGAAGCACTTATAACTAATACGTCATCTTTACCTTCTCTTCCAATAAAGAAAGAGTCAGCAAGTGATTTACCTGCTTTATAAAATAATTCAAACATTTAGTATCTCCTATTTAATTAAATTTAAATATAATTTAGACCATATAAAATAACTTCTATTACCTTTCTATTTTTCTCTGTTCTTTTTTCTTCTTTGTTCTAGATTTTCTATTATTTTATAATGATTCAAATGTATTTTGTAATTCTTCTATATATTCTTTTTTAGAATTTGTTTTTGGTAAATTAACAACATAACTCATTTTTTGTAATGAGTCATTGTCTTTCACAAATACTTCACCAACTGTTTCATCTTCTTTAGAAGCCTTTACATAAATCCCTGGAAATACTTCTACAGAAGCTTTCTTATCAACTATTTCTTCATCAACTTCATCTAATACACCTTCTGTAAATGAAGTAGGTGTTTTACTTCCTGTACCTTTTCCTACATCAGGAGCAACTGTTTTTAAACCTTCAAGAAATTTTGGAGACATACTTTTAACTTTTTCTTGTACTTTATTTGCCATTGATTTTTCAAATAAAGATAAATCGTTACTATATTCAGAACGTAACTTATCATCTATTATTCTATCCAAAATTCTTTTAACCTTATTCTCAGCTGCTTTTTCAATCATCTCATCTATATTTGAAAACAATCCGGCAAGATTCAAACCCTTATCTTTTGGTTTACTTGCGCCTTTATCAGCTACAGATGGAGCAGAATCTTTATCGGATGTATCAGATTCAGCTGCTGATCTAAAAGCTTGCTCAGCTGTTCTTTCTATTTGTTTTGTATCAAAATTGATAGCAGGAGCATTCTCTCCTTTATCTTTCCAATAATTTGAATAATGTTGTGCTAATCTGTTAAATTGATCAGCCATAGTATCCTCCAAAAAAATACTTATATATACAAGTGTAATATGATACTTTTGTCAAGGGTTTCTACAATTTTTATATAGTATTTTAATATTTTATGAAATTTTTAAGACTACAAACTAAATGTATAATTACCACAATCATAAATCTTACGATAACCATTATTGTACATATTTTGTGTTTCTGAAAGGCTAGAATTAAATGTACTTAATTTTTTATGTAATTTATGTTTTTGAAACTGTATACGACTTATAAGTACTCTATCTTTAAGATTAAAATAGAAGTAATTTGGCTCCGACACTTCTACAAAACTAAATCCTAATTTTTGGTATAAGTCACCGTTACTCCAACGTCTATTTGCGTAACTTATAATATTACCGTTATAATGTTTTCTGAAGTAGCTTAATAACTTGGAAGCTCCACCAACTACAATTATATCTAATTTATTACAAAATCTAAGTAATTCATATTTATATTTTTTATTGAATCTTGACTTACCGAAAGTCATTAACGATACTAATTCATTATTGTAATACAAACCTATATCTATACTTGATTGACAGCTACCTTGTAAATGATTTGTATTTAAGAAGGTCTCCTTTTCTGAATTCTGAACTTTCTTTATTTCACATTTTCTTGCATATATTTTTTTGTCAATCAAACCAAGTTTATTTTTAATCACAGACTTCCATATGTCTTTTTTAGTTAACCATTCGTTTTCAAATATATGGAGTAATTGTATTCCTTTTTCTTGACAAACATTAGTTTTAGATAAATGTATATTCCGATCTTCTTCAATAAAGTTATTAAATATTGTATGCTTTGACTTACCAAATGAATGAAACATTAATCCATCAAACTCTATAGCTAATTTCTTATCTGGTATGTAAATATCCAATTCTTTACCATTTAAAACACTTCTATCATTATAGTTAACTTTACTTATATTTAAAGATTTTATAAACCTGTATAGCTCTTGCTGTGTTTTTTGTACATCTAATTTATTTTGTTCTTGTATATTAAACTGTTTCTTATATTGTGACGCTGCCTTATATTGTAGATTAAAGTAAGCTTGAAATTCTTGTATTAAAAATTTATTATCTTTTATGAAATTGCTTCTAACATAATCCTCATGCAAATTATTATAGTTCTTAATGTGCACTTGATTCATATTTTCAACACCAAACTTCAGTAAATTAAATTGTCTTTGTTTTTCCTTAGCAATTTCTGACTGATTGTAATATTCTACACCATATTTTTCTAGACAAGTTTGTTTAGACTTTAATTTCCCACTTTCAACTTGACCTGGAAACTTCACACCAAAATGTTTAAAACATGTTGCTTCTTTTTTATTTTTAATTTCTAATAATTGTGAAGGATTGCAACCAAATTTATCTATAAATGTTCTATTTCTCTTAGCTACACATTCTGAACGTAAAGATGGATTAACAACTTTACCTGTCTTTAACATATATTTTGACTTGCATGATACTGAACAAAATTGTCTAGATCGTTTCTCACTAATAAACGTTACGCGTTTACCACAATTCTTACAAAATAATTCATCCATATCACAATTTAATGCTTTATGCAATTCAGAAACATTAATAAATGCATTTGGATATTGACTATTAACTTGCTTATAAATTAACTTATTCTTTTTAGAAAACCCAAAAACTTTAGCTTGTAAATCAAATTCTAAATTTCTCTGTTTCAAATCTTTTATAATATTTATTAATATTTCTTTTGTATAATCATCTCTTTGCATTAATTATCTCCTTGAAAGATATTATATCATTATCAGCTTAGTATTTCAAGGTATACTATTATCTCATTAACTAGCTAGGTTAATGCTACCTGATAATGATTATTTTCTTATTTTACTTCAATACCTTTAACATTGTTTGTAAAGTATTTATTAAACTTGCAATTATTTCTTTATTTGGATTATTGACATCTAATTTATCTTTTGTACTTGCATAAACTTGGAAAATATGTGCAGTTGGATCTGCTGGTTCATTAACAATACTATCTTCACAGAAACATAATCCGTAATTAATTTCTGCACCATACTCATTTGTAGAAGCATTTATAAGTTTACCTTTACAATAATGCATATCATCCGGATTCATATGTTCACATAATCCTTCTAATGTAGTTGTATAGTTTCCACAAATACAGCACTGTGCAGCTCCTGCAAATGTACCCATCGAAGTACCTGAAACCAATCCTGATTCAACTCTATGTAACAATCCAGGATATTTTTGTTCTGCTAATTGTTTATCAATAGCACAAAGTAATTCTACATAAGCATGTTTTTGTGCTGGTTCAACAAAATTAGCATCCAATATAATTCCCATAGAGTTATTAGGATCATCAGAATTATGATTATAAAATATACCTTTTCCTATAAAAGTAGTATATGCTTTCTTTATTTCATCGTGAGGAAATATATCTCCATTTGCATTTCTTTCATCCGCTGTAATAGCTCTGTTTCTATAATACAAATAGTTATCCGGATCAAACTCAAAAGCTTTTACTATCTTTTTTGAAGCTTGTCTATTAAATCCATACCAACCTTCAAGCATATCATTTGCTGAAGCATAGACTTCTATTGGTTCTGCCATACACAATCTTTTAAACATTTTATATCTCCCTATAATTGATCTTATATCTATTTAATATATCTTTCACCATAGGCATTGTTTCTTCACCGGATTTTGGTGTGCGTTCACGTTTAATTGTTAATATATATTTATCATCTAACTCAGTTTTTTCGTATGTATAATACTTATCTGATGCTTGTATATTTTCTAACATATCAAAAATATATTGCAATTTTTTATTAGCTTTCTCATCACTTGAGTTAGGTTTATCAATCTCAATAGTATTTGGTTCATTGTAAAAAGCTTGCACTAACCATCTAGACATATTATTTTTCCTTAGTAGTTTTTGTTTGTTGCTCATCTTCAGCAACTTTCTTCATCTTCTTACTTGGCATATCTTCAGATGTAATCTTTTTCAAAACCTTCATTGGAGTAACTACTCCAGATCTTTTAAACATATTATTCCTCCATGTTACTTTTATTCAATTCCGTAATAGCTTGACTCACTTCTTCTTGTGTAGCTATTCCATCATCAATAAGTGTGTGAGCTTGTTCAAGCCCTTTATATTCTATCGCTTCTTTCAACGCTTCCATAAAATTAGGATCATCTCTAGTAATTTTTTTATCTATTAAATCAAATAACACTTTACCTGTATATTCTGCCTGTAACCATCTACTCATCTCTATCCTCCGATACCACTTAATATATCACCTAAATCTCCACCGCCTTCCGGAGCAGGCAATTCACCTGTTTCTTCTTGCTTACCTCTTGGACTTAAATCACCTTCACCATTTGGAAGTATTGCAGGTTCTTCTGTCTTTAATTCATCTTCCGATAACGGAGGTCTTCCACCACCATTAGCTGCACCACCTGTTTCTCTACCTGCTTTACCTTGTGGATTTTCTTTTGTCTTTGCCAAATCTTTATAATTATTATCTTTAAAATCACCATTCAAAATTCTATTTCTCATTGCTTTTTCTTTAGCTAAATCATCTTTGGCTGCTTTATATAATGGATCAAATACTGTATCAGCTTCTCTATTAAACTTCTCTTGAAGTTGATCCATATCCCAACCAAACATATCTGCAACAAGTTCAAATGGAATTTCTTTTTTATCTCTAAGTCTAAGCAACATTTCTTGTTCTGATTGTGAACTAAGAAGATTAACTCTTTCTTTATAAAAGAATTTAGGTAATATAAAATTATTATAGGATGAACTTAATCTTAATTTATGTTGAACTTCAGCTTGAGTTCTTTTTATCAATCCATGTTCTCTTGCAATTGGTAAAAATACTTTTTCTCTTATAAGTCTTTCAAGTAAATTTCTGTTCATTAAATATCTATGCATAACAACTTTCATATTAATCATATCTTTTGCATAGGGTCCGGCCTCGCCACCAAGCATTGCGTCATTACAGAACAATCCAATCATTATTCTCTTTTGTGCAAAATCAAATTCTGCTTTCAAATCTTGCCAATTACCATGTTGGTCTTTTATTTCAAGATTAACAAATGGATGTGTTATTAAATTATAATCCGGATCATTTATTCCAGCCATAATTAATGCTTTGGTTTCATTAAATTGTCTTTTATCTGGAAACCAACCTTTTGCTTCTGATCCAACTTTCCAATGTTTAATTGGATACATTGCTCTATCTGCAAAAGTAAATTGTAATAATCTTAACTTATCCTCATACATTAAATCTTTTAAACAAGATTTAAGTATTGATTCGCCTTGTAATGAATATTGAGCAGGTCTATTTGCAAAATGAATAACTCTTTCATTTGCTAATTGATAAGGCGTTCCAGTTAAAATTGAATTTCTAAATTCTATTGGTATAGTTGAAGCAACTGCTTGATCTGCAGCACTACTTGATTGTAAAACTTTCTTTGTTGATTCGTCTGGCTTAAGAAAATATACAGCATTTCCACCAGCATATGATCTGTGTATCTCAATATTTTCCGGAGGGAATTGGTTAAATCTTATCCACTCAGCATTTGTTTCATCCCAATCACCATACATATAAGCATTACCTAATAACCAAAAATCTCTATTGAGATTAATCATCATAGTTAAAATATCTAATCTATCTTTTATATCATTATAATATTGTTCAATTTCTCTGTCATCACATCTTAACTCAAAATCACTTAAAGCATAAGATGAATGCAAATCTATTACAGAATGTACCAAAGGATTGTACATATAATAATGTCTTAATCTCGCGTTTAACTGTGTATCATTTTCACGAGGAAATATCATCAATACTGGATCCATTAAAGGATCAACGTACATCATAGGAACACGGTTAATGGAACTGTTTGGGTTACCCATCATTCCCATTCCGCCATCCATCATTATTGTATTTGCTCTTCTATTAAAACCCTTACTACTTTTTATCTCTTTTATATTTGGCATATGTAATCTTCCTTAATTTAATTTTCATTTTCTAATTTTTTCATTTTTTCAGTGTATTCATTTACCTTTGGCTTTATACCATTTATTAAAGCATATTGTATATTACTTATATCTATATTTGCATTAATATTATTTTTATTTAATTCTTGAGATAAGTAATATACACGCTTTTCTATATCTTCTATTATATATAGTAAATCATTTTGCATTTATTTGTACCTTATTCTTTTCTTGTTCTTCTTTCCATTTATTTTCATTACCTTCAAATGTACCATTCCCTAACTCACCTGTTGGTAACGCTTCCATAACTTGATTATCTTCTAAACTTTTATTAGAGTTGTTATCTATCTCATTTGATTTATTGATTTCTGATGTAATCAACCATCTAGACATTATTCTTCTTCCTTTACATCATCTTTTACATTTCCAGATTTATCTAACTCTTCAAGTTTAGAAAAATAATTTTCAAGACCAGATGCATTCAAAGGATAAATTTCTTCATCAACACCTTTGAAGTTACCGTCTGTTTCAACATTGCCTTTATCATCTATAGCGAACATCGCTAGAACAAACTGTTGTCCTAAATTTGCTTTATCATTCCAAGTAACACCTAAAACTACAGAAAGTTTTGCAGCTTTATTAAAATATTGAATTGGATTTTGTCCCGGAACTTCCGGAGTTTTTTCGATTGAATTATCTACATTTTTATTAACATACTTTACTTCTTTAACTTCTATCAAAGCTTTTGACAATAATTCTGACAGATTATCTTCAAAATACTTATTGATTTCTTTTATGTAAAAAGCAATTTTATCCAAATCAAACGCAGCTTTATCTTCATTAACTACTTCTTTTTGTAAATCTTTATCTGTTTGATTTGTTTTAATATCTTCTTTCTCGAGTTCTTTTGTTATATCAGAAGCTTCATCTTCCTCTGCATATCTCTTTAAATAATAATCGTACAAGTCTTTGTGTTCTTGTGCTGTAATTTCATTTTGATCATAAGCAACTCTTAACATTGCTCTTACTTCATGAGGTTGCATTTGATAAGAATCAATACTCTTTGCAAGAGAAGCGGTTCTACCTTTGAATAAAACCTTCTGTGTTATAGGAGCATCTGTACAAAGATAAGGTACTTCCAAACTCTTATTAATATCTTTTTCAGGAACAGATATAATAGATTTGCAAGTCTTTATATCCTTTGCATTTTTATTTAAAACATTTAATGCTTCTTCAAGATCCAATGTATACTGTATAAGTTCTCTAGACAAATCATCGATTTGACCAAACACACCGAATCCGAGTTTATATCCTATAATAAATACATATTTATATTTACTACCTTTACCTTCTCCCCAACCATAATTAAATCCAGGAATACATCCAGGCATATTCAATAAATAATCTGTTGAATTAACTCTTTCCGGATCTAATCCTGTAAGATGTTTATAAATTTCTTTTATCATAGGAACTTGATAGCCCCAACCAATAAAATAATTTTCAATATCAGAGTAAGAATACTGATGTTGACTCAACATCTTAATCATGTTATTTTGTAATTCTGTAAACTCTTCCTTTGAATTTGTTCCTGCAAAATTCACATTAAAGAGCATCTGTGTAATTTCTTGTATACCAGCTTCTTTTTTATTTAAATCTGACATATTCTCACTCCTATTAAAATAAATTTTCATCTACATCTATAATATCTGCTTCTTCTATTTCATGAACTAAAGAACTTCCTTCACAAACAATACCGTATTTTAAGTTAGCTCTTCTGTCTAAAATAGTTGCTTTATGAAGCATCGTATCACCTGTATCAATATAAACATTATCTCCTTCTTTATATGCCCAGGCTCCACCGGCCTTAATTGCTTCTTTATTTGTCACATCTTTTGCTGATGCCATTCTTCCGAGAACTTTATTACCGTTCTCATCTTCAACAACTTCCCAAGTATTGTCATCACCAACATCATCGAACTCTGCAAATAAATTAAATCTTGCTTCCTTTTTTATATCTTCCATAATCTACTCCTTATCTAATTAATATTATTATACGTTTTTATTTTTCTCTCAAAATTAACTAACTGTGAATAAGTTAATTTAAAATTATTCAAAACTTTTTCACTTACTTCCATCGGTTGTACAGCATCTGTTTGAGATTCTATATTAACACTTAAATCTGGACTCATTGATTCTTTAAATACAAAATCTCTAAATTCACATAAAAAATCTACTAATTCGGGCGCTGTTAAAGATTGTCCTGAACCTAATGTTATATTTATATCAGATACATTGTCTTTCACTTTATTTTTCAAACTATAGATAGGTTCTACAACTTTATATAATTTATTGAAAATTGAATTCCAGATCTGATTAATCTCATTGTATTCACGTTTTGATGCAACAAACTTACCGTTAACATTTCCTATATTGTTTAATTTATTTACTAATGTTTTAAACTTCTCAGCATTATTAACAAAATAATAATTTAATTCTTTTATAGCGGTTTTAATACCAGCTAAATTTATTTCGCTAATAATCTTATTATAGTTTATATCTCTAATATTAGCCGATTTCGTTATATCAGTTAATTTAGTAGTTAACTCTTTTAAAAGTTGTCTTACTTCAGAATTCTGTGTGTAATCAGACGCTACAAATGCACCTTCAAAATTATAAGCTAATGTTCTAAATAGTGAATCTCTGTCATTTCTATTACGCCAAATATTAGTAATTATATATTGTTCAGAACATAAGATATCATATAATTTATTTCTTAAAGGTGCTTTCATATCTTCTTTATCTAAAAGTTCTATAACAGAAGAACAAAGCATTTCAAGTTTGGTTAAATGCTTAGATAAAGTTTTTAATTTAAATGACCAACTATCTGAACCGATATTTGAAAGCAAATTACTAAAACGAACTTTTAAAAATTCTTCTACATCCTGATTTGTAATCTCATTTAATTTGTTATTAATCCCAATAGCAGAATCTTTATCTAGCATACTTGCTATTATATTATCGAATATACTTTCAAATTCGTTTATTGCATTTTTAGAAAGTTCAATATCTGATTGGAAAGAATATGAATATAAAATTCTTTGCATTTCATTTGTAAGACTTTTTAATGCACTCTGTAAACTTTCTAAATTATATTTTGAAGTTTCTAAATTAGCTAAATTATTTTCAATATAGTCTGACAAACAATAATATTTGCGACCAATATCTAAAATATAATCTGGTAACTGAAGTTCTGTTTCTTTATTTAAACTATTAATTGTTATATTTATTTGATCTTTAAAATCTAATTTTAGATTTGAACTTATATAATCTGCAGAATCAATATAATTCTCAATCTCTTTCAACTCAGAATTCAAAGCATCTAAATCAACTTTTCCAGCAGATAATAACTGTTTCATATTTGAAATCTTACTTATTACATTTTTTTCAAATAACTCTATATTATCTTCTTCGTCATCAAAATCTGACTGTTCATTAGATCCTAATTCATCTTCAGATACAAAATCAGATTCATCTATAGCTAATATCTTTTTAAAATTATCAAATAAACCCATATGAAAACTCCTAATAAATATTTAAAAATCTAGATATTATGATAAAAATGTCAAGGCTACGCAATAGCATCTTTTGTTTGTTGCTGTCCGTTTGGGGATATTCCTATAGGAACATTACTGATATCTTTGCCCTCCGGATTATTTTCTTTCGCATCAAAACTTATTTTAACTTCAACATCTTTACCTTCATTCGGATGTTCAGACAAACTATTTTGTTTTTGCTCAACTACTTTAACTTCGTTTTGAAATGTATTTGGATCTTGATCTACACCTTTCATATCATTTGCAATTAACCATCTAGACATTTTTACTCCTGTTGTCCAATAATTGTTCCACCTATTGAACTTAAGTTATTCTGTATATAAATTCCACCTTCCATATTTATATTGCTATTCAATGCTTTCTTTGTAAGTAAAATCTTTATTGCACCTACAACTGTATCACAGTTATCATTATGGAAATCTGCTGGGTGATCTACACGTTTTGATCTAGTTAATATCAGTCTTCTAAACTCTTCCTGAAGTCTCTCACTAGGCTGCAAAGATACTCTACCTTCATACATCATTTCTTTTGCATGTTTATAATCTGCAAAATTGAGCCTATATTCTTCAGAAGGTATATGCAACTCATTTAACTGTTCAATAAGTAAAGCACTGTTCCATTGGTCAAAATAAACTCTATTTATATTTATATGCTTACTTATATCAACCAAAAACTGTTTCACATTATGCATTGAAACTTCTAACTTCTTTTCTGGATTAGGCACCCAAGATATCATTAAATCTTGTATTGCTTTTAATCCAGTAGCTGTGGACTCTGTATGAAATATTGATAACGCTGCAGAGTCACTCCTTAATCCTAAATCGATTGTTATTGTATAATCTATATCTGTTCTACTTATATTATAATTGGTAATTAATTTCTTAACATAACCATCTTCTTCATAATCTTGTGTATCAACTAATGGTAATCTATTTGGATCTATACAAGCTCTAATCTTTTCAGGCTTCTCAATAAACACACTTGATATAGAAGATGGTAAACACATATATTTTGTTTTAGCATTTTCCGGATCTGCTTTAAACTCAGATTGATATTCCAACGGAATCTTGTGTCCTTGAAACTCAAAATACTTCTGAGGATAATCTTTAAAACAATGTGCAGGTTTTACTTCCCATGTACAGGCTTTATCACAAAACCAATGTAACTCAGATTGTCCTTGATCATATAATCTAAGTATTGCATCACCTTCATATCTGGAAAAGCTTAATGCTACACCTTTATATCTGTTTCCAAAACGAGAAATCGCAGAAGATTTCATCATGTTAAAAATTGTTATACCTTTATTTGTAGCTGGAGTTTCATCAAAGCCTGCAATCTCATCACATACAAAAAATAATATATTCTTACCTTCCTGTGAATTAGCTCCTGAATGTCCTGAAATAGCTCTTATATTATTTGGAAATATAGCTGCGTTTTGCGTTATTGTAACTGTATTTAATATATCATCTATTCTTGCCTGTCCAAGAAATGAACCGGAAAACTTAACCGGATATTTATCTCTTAACCATTGCCAACGTATTAATCTTTGTTTAAACTTCTCAAAGAAAACACCTGAGGCTTGTTGTGCATTAACTGCCACATTAAGCAAGTCTATAGCTTCACCTTCAGGTAAATTAAGAAACTTCTGTGGAGACCTTAAACAAAGTAGTACATAGACAACATAGCACATCAATAAAGATGTTATTGTATCTTTACCTGAATTATGATTATATAACCCATGAGCTAAATAGTTGTGATACTTAGCAACTTCTAAATCATAATAATTATCGTTACGTAAATAAGTAATTGCTTTTATTTTTTCAAATTTCAATTCAGGTGTTTCATAATTCTTATAGTATTGTCTAAATGTATCCTGGCGAATTATTATAATTTCTTTTCCAGCATCTCTTACAGCCTGTAACTTTATATTAACATTCTCGTCTTCTAAACCTTTTATCTCTACATAAATACTTTTATGTTCAAAAAACAATTTAAAATCTGGACAATAAGTTCTCTCACTTCCATCTTTTGCAATATAATTAAATCTATCAAAATTCTTTTCCCAATTAATGTTCTTATCATTTAAAAATTCTGCAAACTTTAATTCCCATGTACCTTGTATATAAAATTCTTCACCTTTATTATTTTTGAATTTAAAATAATCACATTTCCCACTACCAAAAGGTGCTGGCTTACCGTACATAGGATTTAACTCACCTTTTGTTTTTAAAGATATTTTTCTTTTTACTTCTTCACCACGTTCACTTGCATACAATTTCCTAATAGAAATCTTATTTGATTCACTATTTCTTTTCTTTAATTCTTCAGATTGATATGTACCCCACAAAGGATGCTTTTCTTTCTGTGAACCAAATTTTTTGCTTCTCCAATCTTCACCCATTATACCATATAAACTTTTATAATATATTAGTTTATTTCTAAGTTTCTCTTCTTTTGATTTCTTTTTCCAAGAAAATCTTTCAAGTAAATAGGTCTTTACTTCAACTTCTGTATATGTTTTGTGCGTTTCTTTAAACTCATTAATTACATTACTTATAATATTAGATGTTTCTATATCAATATTATCATCTAATATCTCGTCACCTACACTCAATTCAGATAATCTTTTCCAACCATTTCTAGTTAAAAACTTATGAAATTTATAAACATTTATAGTTTTGCCACTCTCAGTTTCAACTTTATAAATTTCGCCATTACCAGAAATCCATGGAACTGAAGCAACCTCTATAGTAGACCTTTTAGTATTCTCATCATAGCAATTAACAAAAATACTTTTTTGATTCTTATAAAGATCACCAACAGTATACTTTTCATGAGTCAAAGCATCTTCTAAAACTGTTTCTGCTGAAACACATCCTTTTCCCCAACATAATACTGCTGTAGTATTTCCATTATCAAATATCTTTTTTGAATCATTGCCAAACAAGAAATCAAACGGAGCTTCCTGTCTTTCTGATAACGGAACAAAATTCATGTGATCTTTCGAAATTATGAAGTCCCTGAACGAAATTGGATCTTCATTCCATACTTTATTATCTGTTTTAAAAATTTTATCTATATCACCAAGTGCAGATTCACACAACTGTTGTCTAATTGATGCGGAACTTCTATCTGTCATATCATACTTCCTGTTCTTTAATCCAAATTTTCACTTCTTCAATATTCCAAAATATTTTATAATTAAGCTTATTCTTTTTGAAAGTTTCTAACTTCTTAACATCTCTTACTGTCCAAGTATAAATAGCACTTCTATAATAGTTCTTTGTTTTCTTTTTAAAATTTGTTTCTTTAGATTTAATCTTCCAATATTCCAATAGTTTTAAATGTTTTAAATTATTCTTGTCAAAAGGTTCCTTGCCATGAGTCCAATTACCATTATACTCAATATATAAATCCAAACTCTTAATATAAAAATCACAGTTAAAAGGGTATAGCTTAGATTTATAATATCTTACAATATCATCTGATTGAAATTTAGTTAAAAGCAATTTATATACTGCTTCTTCTTGTTTTGATGTATTACATGTATTATTGCTTTTCTTTGTATTATAAGCCTTCTCTTGTATTTCATCATTTCTATTCTTACGTTCTTGAGACTGTAAATAATAATCTGTACCATAGCGCTTATTACAAGTTTGTTTATATCTATCTTTCCACTTCTGGGTTTTAGAATAATGATCTACACCATATTTATTTAAACAAGTATTTTTTATCTTAATTTTAAACTCTTTTAATTTAGTAGGGTTATTTACGCCATACTTTTCTATCAAAGTTTGTTGCTTTTTTTCTTTAACTTCTTTTAAATTATTTATATAATCACCAGAACATTTAAGGTCACAAAACTCTTTATATTTATTTTTACCTTTTCTCAACCCAACACGTTTACCGCAATATTTACAAGTAAACACTTTATCTAAAGCTATATTATGTATTATTCTATAACACAACTCTTTTAAAGTTAAACTATACTTAGTTAACGTATCTTTAACTTCTTGAGTTAAGTAATCTTTCTCTATAGTTGAAACTCTATAATTCTTATGACCATTTAAATACTTAATTAATTCTTCCATATTACACTCCTGTAATTACTCAAAATTTAATATGTAGCAGGGATGTGAGTTGCATCCTTTTCGGTAGCGAACCTAGCTACATTAATTATTAAAAATTTTTTAACTCTTTTTCATTTTCAGAAGCTTCTTCTTGTGATACTAACATATTTAGATTACTAGATTCATTTATTAATGCTTGTTTAAATAGTTTAGTAAATTGATCGTAATGTTGTGGACAGATTTGTAAAACAATATTAGAAACAGTTTGTAATAAAAACTTAGTTTCTTTTTTTACAAGCTCATCGAGTTTAGCCTGCTGTGACGCTAAATCTGCTGTAAGTTGTACAATTGTTTTAACATAGTTTCTAGCTTCAGATATGTAAGCAAGTATTTGTTTTTCAACCATCATATCAGGAACTCTATTACTCGCCTGTTGATGTTCTAATGCGGACTCCCTCAATAAGCACTTACCCATTAAACCTTGCAAAACCTTTACATTACTATAGTTAAGTTCTTGTCTTCCTTTAATTTGTGTAAGTAATCTATCAAGTTCTGTTAATCCCTCATTAAACTCTCTACTTATTTCGGTCTTATTTGTTTGTAAAGTAATTGCAGTATTCTTTGATTGATATTGTTTTCTATACAAAGATATTGCATCTAACGATGGTACTGTTACCACGTTACTATAATTATCTTTTATGAATTGTTGTATAACACGAACTGATGCTCCACTATCAATCTTCTGGTTCAATGCTTCTAAAACATCAGCTGGATATTGAAATATATGTGATGCCATAAATTAAAGACTTCCTCCAATAACAGAATAATCTACCTTCGGATTACTTTGCTCGTAATATTTTTGTGTTTTCATTAAAATATTTAATGCAGTTAATATATTGTTTTTAGAATATCCTGCAACAAAACTATTTATAGTATCGAGAAATCTTTTCTTTTCTTCATTAGAAATATCGTTGTATGGTATTTGTCTAAAATTCTGTACAAACATATCAATATTATAACAAAGCTCTATAAAATTTTGTACATATTCTTTAGATTCAAAATAAGGTAATATTAAATTAGTAGCAACTCTAGGATTTCTTCTGTAGCTTCTCAAGAATTCAGAAATGAATCTGCATAAAGAAGCTAAGTTATTCATCTCAGGATTAAAAATTTTATTAAAATTAACTGCGTCATAATCATATTTATCACTGGTTTTTTCAGAAACCGGTTTAGAAATAACTTTGAATAATGCTTCTGCAACTTGTGATTTAAACATAGGTATCTTTGTAAGCTCTACAAAATCTTCTGACTCATCTTTACACATAAACTCAATAATTAAATCAACGCCATCAGAGATATCATCAAAAAACACACTCATATCTGAGTAATCAATTTTTGAATAGCTATCACGTAATTTCTTTATCAATTCTTTAATTTCAGTATTTGAAAATACTTTTTGTATAATCTTAGACCAATTAACATTTTTAAGCATTGTAGCTTGTTCTTTTTCAACAGCATCTTGAAATTTAGCTTCTTCATCTAAAGCTTTATTCAAGACTTGTTCTTCTGGTGATTTAGCTTCCTCAAATGAATCGTCACTCCCTGAACTAAATATTTTCTTAAACTTATCAAATATAGACATAGTACTCTCCTTATAATAAAAACTATCTTAAAAACCTATATTATGATAGTTTTGTCAAGGGAGTTAAAATTCAATACCAAATAATTTTTTATATTGATTTTTGAATAAAATTGACTCTTGATCAGTTTGTTTGGCAACTCTATGGTAAAAACCAGATACACAACAGTGTACTGCTTGTCTACTTACACCAAGTATCTTTGCAATCTTACTATAAGACTTTCTTTGTAATATATAAGAAAGTACTAACTTCTGATGTTCATTTGTATTTTTATCTATATAATTCAATACATTTATTAATAAAGGTCTGTTTCTATCTAAATCTGACATATATTTCTTTATCTTTGATTGAACCTTCTGTAGCTCTCTGCATATAAAACTTTGCTCCATATCATACAATATACCTAACTGAGTTTGATTTTTCTGAGAAGTCCTATTATCTATTAAATGTTTATACCACATAAAAGTTTTCTTATCGAAGTAAAATAAAAACATTACTTCTAGTATATCTGTACTTGTAGAGATATTCTCAACAGCTTGTTTAAACTCAGAAAACATAGTTCTCTCCTTATTCATCCAAGCTTTGAATATCTAATATACTTGTGACTATTTGGATTGTATTCTGCCACATATCAACTTCTAGAGATACTTTAGTGCCATTAACTTCTACAACCTTAGCATTTAATCCATAAAAGGCACCGGAATTAATACGGACAGTTGTACCGGGTTGAAAACTTACTTCCTTTTTCTTTGCATTATATTTATAAGCAACCTCTAATGCTTGCTTAACTTCATCATCAAACACCATACCTTTAAGTATTTGTGCACCATAAATAAAATTAATTCTACTTGCAATCTCTTTTATATTTGTACTTTGTGGTCTAATCGCAATAAATCCATATGTAAAATAATTTGGTTTATCAACCGTTATAATTTGATTACTTCGTTCTTGTAAACGCTTCTTTTCTAAATGAGTAGGTACCCATAAAAAATTGTCATTGTCATAAGACTTAAGTACATTACTTATCTGATTTAATTTTACAAACGAGTAAAAATTTATAATATACCAACGATAATCTGAAACAGTTACTTGAGGGATTCTTTTAAATACTTCTGCGATAGTCCACATTTTTGTATAAACTCCTCTTTATTATTTTTTGCTAAAAATTCATCAATATCGACATTTGATTGTAACTGTAAAATTTCTACGTTACCACCAAAACTATTTATAGTTTTAGCGACTCTTTCACTACCTTCCATTCCTGCTTTATCTGGATCTAATAATATTTTAAAATTTTTTGTAAATCTCATTAAATAAGAAACTTGTACATCTTTAATGGAACATCCACATAAAGCTACAACGTTTCGAATCCCTACTTTATGTAACGCAATTACTTCCCAATATCCTTCAACTAAAATAACTTCATCCATTTCAAGTATTGCGTCATAAGCTAAATTCAAGCCAAACAATAATAAAGATTTTTTAAATCCTTTTACACCAATAAATTTTTGTTTTACATTTGGTGATAAGTGTCTAGCTGCAAATGAAATTATATTATTATATAAATCAAAAATAGGTATAAGTATACAATTATCATATATATTTAAATCTATTTTTTCTTCAAATAACTTATGTATAAACTGACAAAGTTTTTCAAATGTAGGTGAATTACTTACACCATATAGTTGATTATTATACAGATATGCTAATCCAAAATCAGATATCTGTTGATCATCTATATTGCGTTGGTGTAAGTAATTCAATCCGTATACCATTATAGAGTAACCTCTTTTTGTTCAACTAATGGAACTTCATCAACCATAACTGCTTCTGTGGTCAATATAAGTCCTGCGATTGATATTGCATTATTAACAACTGACTTAGTTACTTTAACCGGATCTATAACACCAGCTTTAACTAAATCTTCTGCTATATCATTTTTAGCATTATAACCAAAATTTTCATTCTTTTCTTCTGTAATCATATTCATAGTTGCTTCCATTATAACTCCTGCATTTTTCATAATCTGTTTCATAGGAGCCTCTAATGCTTCAGCAACAATTTTAAATCCTGGCAAATCTTTGCTAGGATGTTTCTTTAAAACCTGTGCTGCATTATACAAAACTTTTCCGCCACCAACAACTACACCTTCACTTATAGCTGCTCTAGTAGCATTAACAGCATCCTCTATTTTATATCTCTTTGCTGTTAATTCAGATTCTGTAGGAGCACCTATATAAATAATACCTACACCATTTGATAATTGTGCAAGTTGTTCTTTTAATCTACCTTTATCAAATGTTGAGTTGGAATCTTCTAATTGAGCTTTTAATTGTTTTATTCTTAAATCAATTGCTTCTCTTCTACTTTCATCAGCTGTAATTGTTGTTGTGTATTTTGTAGAAACTAATTTTTTTACTTTACCTAAATCAGACATTTTAACTTGAGATAATGGAATGTTTAAATCATCTGATATAAATTTTGCACCTGTAACTACTGCCAAGTTTTCAAGAATATCTTTTTTCTTTGATCCATATCCTGGAGCTTTTAAATAAATTACATCCAATCCAACTTTACTTCTATTTTGAATTAATTGTCCTAATGATATAGGTGTTATATCATCAGCTATAATAACAATTTTTTCTCTCTTCTTTAATACAGTATCTAGAATATCTCTCAAATCTACCAAATTATTTAATTTAAGATTTGTTATTAATATATGTGCGTCTTCAAAAACTGCTGTCATATTCTCTACATCGTTAACAAAGTATTGTGAAGAAGAACCCCAACCTCTATCAAACTGTACACCATCAACTTTATCCAAATATGTTTCATAAGAATTCTTATTTGACTCTAAAGTTAATGTTCCATCTTTACCAACTTGTTTTACTGCGTCTGCTACAAATTTACCAATCTCTTCATCAGAAGCAGATATTGTAGCAACCTTCTCTATATCATCATCTTTCAACTCTTTTGTGTGTTCTGTTAAATAATTTAATACAACATCCTTAGCTTGTTCCATTTGTGCCTTAATTACATTAGCATCTGTTGTATTCATTAACTCTATTCCGGAATTTAATAATGATTGTACTAATACACAACTTGATGTTGTACCATCACCAGCAATAGAATTAGTTTTAGCAGAAGCTTCTCTAACTAATTGTGCTCCTGCATTTTCATACTTATCTTTTAAATATAATTCATTTGCAATTGTTATACCATCATTAGTAACTACAGGAGAACCTAAATTTCTATATAAACAAACATATCTACCTTTAGGACCTAATGTTACTTTAACAGCATTAGCAAGTTTATCAACACCTGCTTTCATAGCTTTTCTTGCATCATTTCCATATTTCAATTCTTTCGCTAACATTATTTACTCTCCTTTGGATCTGTATCTGGTGTTTCATTAAACTTTACTGTATCTGTATCAACAGCAACTATCTCATCTGGTGATATAAAGAAAACTCTTTCATTATCTACTGTTATATATGGTTTTGGATTACTACTATCTACTTTAATATAAACCTCTGAACCTTCTCCAAGTGCATAATCATTAACTGATGAAATTGATCTCCAAAGTTCATCTGGTATTGACACTATAATAACTCTTTCAAGTCCAACACTATCTCCAACAAATAATACGTTTTCTTGTTTCTGAATTTCTTTTACAGCGATATTGGATCCGAACGCTTTAATCATGAATTCCTCCGATAAATTTAAAATAATTATACATAATTTTTAAAATTTTGTCAAGTATTTTCTTGTTCAAATTCTGAAAAAATATCCTCATTTAAAATCTTATCTGTATCCTCGTCAAATTCTACTTTATCTAAATGTCCCCAAGCTTCACCAATTTCAATATCACATCTAATAATTCCATGATAATTTGGAACCGGTTGTGTAACAATCTTCATCATTTCTTCTGATACTTGTTTTGCAATTGCTTTATCACATTGAACTATTATTGAATCATGCACAGTTAATATAATTTGTGCTCCTACAGAATCTAAATATGGTTTTAAATTAATCATATTCCTTGCTGTAATATCTGCAACTGTCGACTGCATAGGAAAATTAGAAGAAACTCTATTTGCATAATTTCTTATGCTTTGTAATGGATGATTAAATAGATGGGATAATCTTCTCTTTCTCCCGAATACAGTTTGTAAATAACCGTTTGCTCTTGCTACTACCGGAATATTTTTTAACCAAGCAGCTGCTTTTGGATACATACCAAAAAACGTAGTTTGAATTCTTTGTGCTTCGGATTCTGAACACCCTACCAATTTGGCTGCACCTTCTATAGATATACCATACATCAATCCAAACACAACTCTCTTTGCAAATGTACGAAGTTCTTTTGTTACGTCTTCTGGTTTCATATTCCACACTTTAGATGCAACTGTTCTATGAATATCTAATCCGTTCTTAATATCATTTAACATCTTTGCATCTTGTGCATATGAAGCCCAAGCGTTAAACTCTCCTTGAGATAAATCGCACTGTATCATAACCTTTCCAGGTTCTGGTATATAAAGATTCTTTATAGTTTTCTCTCTAGGAATATTTTGTAAGTTAGGATTTGTTGAGGACAATCTTCCAGAATCTGTACCATGTAATAAATAATTCGTATGCACTTTGTTGTTATCATCTAACAAAGCTTTCATACCTGTTATAAATGTAGATGTTTCTGTTCTAATCTTTTTATAATCAAGTATATCTTGTAGTACAGAATGTTTCTTTGCATACTTAGAAATTGTTGCTTTATCTGTAGCAGGATTACCAGAGTCTGTTGTTCTTAAAACTTTACATCCTAATTTCTTAAACATCAAATCTGCAAGCTGCTGAGTTGAATTAACATTAAATTCCGGATCTCCAACCTTTCCACGAATAACAGCTAACTTATCTTCAAGTGCTTTCTTATTATTCTTTTCAATTTCTGCTAAATGATTTATATCAACTTGTACACCATCATACTCAACATCCATTAATACTTTCTGTAATGGCATGGTTAATTTTTTAAATACATCTAATAAACCTTCTCTCTCAAGTTGTATATCAAACTTACTATATAATCTATATGTTGCTATCGTATCTAAACAACAATACGTTCCAAGAATATCTACTGGAGCTTTATACATATCATCTTTAACTATCTTATGTTCTCGTAACCAATTATATAATACGGATTCGTATCCACCCATATCCGTAAATAAAACAGATAATAACTTTAAGGAACGCATACCATTTAAATTTTCATTTAATAAATGCGAAGCTAACATTACATCAAAACTTGCATTATTAATTCTATCGACATTTAAATAGTGTCTTATAAATTTAAAATCAAATTGACCATTATAAGCAATCTTTAATGTTTCATTTGATACAAACTTTTTTAAATCTTCTTTAATTAAATTCTCAGTTTGTTCATCCCAGAAAGAAACTATCTTATCATTCTCATATTTATGTAAGGGTATATAATAAGAATTCTCTTTGTCAAGAGCAAAACCTATACCCATAATTTTATCTTTTAAAAAATTTAATCCACTTGTTTCAATATCTATAGCGGTCTTTGTTGATGTTAAAAGCTTTGATAATGCTTCATGTAATAACTTAATATCTACAGTAACAGTACAATTTGTCTGTTGCATAGGTACTTTTATACCATCAATAAAATTCTTAATAAACTCAAATGATTTGTCTCCGTAACAACGATACTGAGTTTTCAAATACAATTTATACATATCCAACATACAAAATGTATCTATTTTATATAATGGACTTTTTATTATTGCTCCATAAACATCAAATAACTTTGCTTTTGTGTCGCCAAGAAAATACTTTGTAGGTCTATCTCCAACACAAACAACTAATTTAGGTTTAACATCTTCTAAAATTTTATTTAGATGATGTCTACAATTCTCATAATATTTTTTCTTTACAGGATTGTTTGTTAATTTAAATGCCTGGTCTTTTGTTGGTGTACCGGAAAAGCAATGTGACATATAAGTTATTGCTATATCATCAAATGATATTTTATGCTTCGTTAAATATTGTTTAAATAATTCCATTACAGGACCGGCTGTAATTCTATTCTCTAGATCAGCTTGATATGTAGGTGTTTCAAATAAAAATAATACCTTTGCATTACTTCCAATATAACTACCTACATTATTCTTACAATTAAAACCACAAATGTTACATTGTTTCATTGTTACTTTCTTCTCCTTTTTCTTGTTACTTTAAATGCTTCTTTTATTATTTTTGGTTGTCTCTTTCTATGTTCTTTATTAACACCTCTATTTAAAAAAGATTCTGATGGACCTTCTGTAAATACATCTTGCTTTATAACTTTCTTTTCCTGTGCTACACCCAAAATTCTTTTACGTAAATAAGTTTGAATTTTAGAACAGGCTTCTGGTTTAACAAATGTAAAGTAATATTCTTTACCTAATAGTTTATGATTTTTATAATAAGTTGTCAACTCTTGAAAACGTTTATCATTATCTAACGTTTTAATATCATAATCTTCATTTACATAAACTACGTACCCACGATTTAATTTCCTTACATCTATTATACGCATTATATACCTCCTACCTTAGATTCATTTCCATGTTTATATATTGTTATTAAATTTGGTGCTTTTTCTTTTATACTATTATTATGAGTAATTAATATTATTTGTCTGTTATTCTTCTCACTAAACTGTCTTAAAAATTCTCCAAATGCACTTTGATACTCTGCAGATATATTGGCTCCTACTTCATCCAATATAACCGGACCTTGTATCTTTGGTTTGCAGAACTCAAGAAATATAAGACGCAAACAAACAGATAAAACGTTCTTAACTCCACCTGCTTCAGATTGTAATATATCAGACTCTCCTGCATCTGATACTGTATAAAAATATGTATCTATACCTTTCTTTGTTTCTTCCATACTAATTTTAAATTTAATATTCGTATCTTGTAAAATATCTTGTAATGCAACTGTACATAAATTCTCTATCTTAGATAATTGCGTCTGAGATATTTTTGATAATGCTTTAACTAAAACCTTTTCGTTTTCTAAATCAAATTTAACTTCTACTAATTCTTTTTGTTTATCTTCTAATGACTTTAACTGTGAACTATAAATATTAAATTCACCTTCACGTTTTGCAATATCTAAAAGCATATCCTCTATATACTTCTTTAACTTATAAACTTTATCCAACACCTTTTGGTCAACACAGAACTCTTCTTTCGGCGTCACATAAGGTTGTCTTATTTCAAAATATTCTTCAAGTGCCTGTTTATTTCTAGGCATCTTTGGCACTTTATTTTGTATTTGCATTTGTTTGTGCCTCATTAATAATATCTTCCAACCATTTACGTCTAGCATCATCATGCATATCTTTTGTTTCTTCTAATAGCATTTCTTCAAATTGTGCTAAATTAGATAACGCTGTTCTCATTGATGTATCTAAACGTTTTTTATAAGCTACTATATTCTCCGGAGTAGCTTCAATATTTAAATCCTTTTCACACTCTTTTATCTCAGCCTCAAGTTGTTGTAACTGAGCCTTAGTTGCATAACTTTCAGATGTCAACTTTGTTATACGTTCAACAATCTGCTCATGTGACATATTCTTTATTTCATTTAGTCTAGCATCTATTTGTTTATCTAATTGCATCTTCTGTTGTGTTTCTTCAAACTTCTCTAATGTTGCTCCAAATTCACGACCTTCTCTAGTAGATGAACTATGTGCCATATTATCCTCTCTTACTTAGTCAATTTCTTTGTTACAGTTTCTAAACGCAATTTCAGTTTCTCTGCGTACTTCGGATCTACATTTAATTGTTTTACTATATGATCTAATACCTCATATATATCATTAAAAACTAAATCCGTATCTTTTAATGCATCATTAAATGTCATAGTGACTTCTTTACTTTCTGTTGTTATATTCTTATTAACAAATATATTATCTAATACAGGTATAAAAATATCTTTGTAATCTAGCTTTGTATTTACTTTATTAAATACTGCTACATGTGGTTTAATATCTTTCTCTGTAATTGATGTTCTTATTAATGGTCCTGTATTCACAAATAAATTATTGTTTTCCATAATATAAAATGGTTTATGTATATGTCCACACAAAAATATTTTACCATTAAAGTATTGTGCTAAATCTTTTATAAGTATATGATCATAAGGTAAACTTATATCTGAAATAGAATTATGTGTAACAATTAAATCACAATCTTTAAATCCTAAATAGTCTTCTACTTTATTAGACAACTGACAAGGCATAACTCCTAAAAGTAAGTCTGAAGGAAATTTATATATAGCTTTATCATGCAAAACCTTTATACAGCCAGAAGCTTCTAAAGTTCCAATAAAAGATTGTTTATAAGAATCTAAATTATATCCATAAATATCATGTGAGCCTGGAACATAAAAGAACGGCGATTTTAAGTTCTTTAATATAGATATTACATTATTAAGTATTGATGGATCTGCAGATCTAGGAGCATCAAATAAATCTCCACCATGAATAATAAAATCTGGTAACTCTTGATTACATATATTAACTAAAGAACTCAACTTATTCAGTTGAGTTTCTGTTATATTATCAACCCTACAACTAGGTTGATGAAAACATATATGCCAATCTGTAGTAAATATAAACTTACTCATAAATTAATCCTCAAATAAATTCTCAAGATTTATTGATGACTCTATTTTCTTAATATCTACTACATTATTTTCATTAGATTCATCATTATAATTATTTTTAGGTTTCTGTCCTAAAACACAGACAACTAATAATAACAATAATATACCTGCCATTATTTTTTCTCCCATAAAGGTCTTTTACATGTCGGACAAACTTTTGTTACCTGCTTACCTAACTTTATAAATTCTTCTTGATCTTTAAGTTCTAACTCTTTATTCTTTAAATCCTGTTGTAAATTTTCTAATCTTTGTATTATACCATAATTTTTATAATATTGCAACAATTCGTTGTATACATTTAAAGTATTCTCCTGCAGAGTAATTAATCTATTTAAATATAAACGTTTTGCATATAATAATAAAATATTGTTTATACGATTGTAGTCAACAACTATTCCTTTCAGTGCAATTGTTTTCTTAATTAATTTCTCACGCTTTTCATAAAACAATTTTAATTTTAAATATGATGCCATCTTCGTAGCTAGTTTAAATAAATTAACATACTTTAAATTTATTGTCTCAAATGCTTTTAATAAATCATTTAGTTTCTCTTGTAATTGTAATATAAAATTTTTATGTGATTCCAAATTATCATACTGTTTTAAAACTTCTCTTAACTCTATAATTGATTTTTCTAATCCTTCTAATGATTGTTTATTATCCTGCATCTCTTTAGTTAATTCACGATTAACAGCGTCAACAATATGCAACTGTGTTAATCTATTTATAAACTTTGTTTTCATAGGTGCAGACTTCGTTAATAAGAAATGAGGATCATCTTGCATATGAATATTTATATTCTCTGAATAATCAGAATCTATTACTAATGGTGACACTCCTAATATATGTTTTATTTCTACAGGAGCTTGTATACCAAAATTAGTAAACTCTTTAGATATTCCATCTGAATTTATAACTGTAATCTTATTTAATCCGTTTCCTTTTTCTCTAACAACTTTAATTCCATTATCTAAAGTTACAGCAACTTTAACTGACTTCTCACCAGTTCTAATAAAAGAGTCTGACCAAACATCATTGAATAAAAAATTTAATGCACGTAAAACAGAACTCTTACCAGATCTTGTTCTACCTGCAATACATACAAATCCACCATCTAAATTAATAGCGGTGGATTTGTGTGATTGAAAATTTTCTAATTCTATCTTAGTTAGATACATTACCTAACGCCTCAAACAATTCTTGTTGTAATTTCATATCTTCTTTAATTGCTTTCATTATAGCCATTTGACCTTTAAAGTTTTGATCTTTATACGTATATGTTACGTTATTTGGTCTTGTAATAATATCTGCTTTAAGACATTCAGTTAATAATTCTCCAACAGTATCTACACCTACACTCAAATTTCTAGGTCCGATATCAAAGAATACATCAAACTCACAAGACATTTTAGGTCTAAAAAGTTTATTCTTTTCTGTTGTTATTTTAATTCTCTGTCCTACCAATCCTTCATCTTTATTCTTTTCATCCTTATAATAAGTAAACTCGGAACCTGTACGTTTAAATACAAGCATCTTTATTGCATCATAAAACTCCAATGCTTTACCACCAGTTGATTTATTAGGATTACCAAACATAACATTTGGATTAGAACGTTGCTGGTTGATGAATATTAAAGATGTTTTATTATGTGCTCCTAAATATGCATTAACTTTCTGTAAACATTTAGATAACATTCTAGCATGTTCTGCCATAGCAGTACTTTCATCTAAAGCTTTCTCTAAAGCAATTTGAGGAGTTAATGCAGATACAGAATCAACTACAATTAAATCTATTTCAGCTTCAATTAATTTACTTACGTCTTCTAATAAAGACTCACCAGATCTTGGAGCACCCTTTTCATTTTGTGCACTAATTACATATAATCTTTCTGGATCAATACCTAAATTAATAGCCCAGTCTTGAGTATAGGAATTTTCTGCATCTACTAATGCAGTTGTTAGTCCTCGCTTTTGTGCTTCTTTAATTGCAAGATATGCCATCAAAGATTTACCACTAGAAAAATCTCCGTAAAATTCTATCATTCTACCTCTAGGATAACCACCACCAAGTATACGATCAAGTCCAATTGAACCAGAAGGTATTCTTTCAATTTCTACTTGGTCATTTCCCATAGAAAAACTTATACCTAAATCTTTTAATTTTTTCAATTTATCATTTAATTCTGTCATTGTATTTACCTCTTAAGATAATACACCCTTGTAATTCAACAAGGGTGTATATAATTTAGTATTAAAGGTTACTGTTGAAATCTACTTTTTTGATTTGTGGTGCGTTAACAAAACCTTGTTGATTACCTGGATTTGTTACTCTCTGACCAACATTTGGTGCAGGTGTAGTGTATGGCTGTTGTTGAAATTGTTGGTACATACCATTAGGTTGATTGTTAATTGGTTTAATTGTTTGATAATTAACTTTCAATGGTGGTTGCTGTTGCTGAAACTGTTGCGGCTGTTGTTGAGGTTCTGGCATAATCATATGTTCTTGTGGGAACATCAATGGTTCTGCTCCTCTTGCATTAGGTGAATAAGGTAAATATTTATCAACCTTCAAATATATATTTCCCTTCTGACTTTTCTTTTTTGAAACCATCAAAAGAATTTTTGTTCCACCTTTTATCATATCAGTATTGAATGTTGATAAATCAAAATTATTTGTAGTATCAATACCTAATGATACAAGTAAGCCATCAAGTTTATTTCCTGGTGCCCATGATGTAGAAGTAAATAAACTTACGAAAATCTTAATTTTGTTTACTTCATCCAATGTAAACAACCATTTAATTTGTGGCCCATACTGTCCTTGTTCTTCTGTGCATTTTACGAATGATGCAGGATAAATTCCATCCTCTACATAATTCAAATCTGGTCTTGGTTCGTTACTGTAATCCTTTGCTTCTTGTCTTGTTAAAATCATTTTTTACTCTCCTATGTTCAAAAATATTATATATTATCTGTGAGGTCCTCACAGATTTTCTCTTAATTAGTAGACATACGTTCACGTACATCTGGATGTACAACCATAGACATCTTTATTAAATCGATTTGCTTCTCAAGTAAATCTTGTTTATTCTCTAAATCTTTTGCAATCGTAGATATAACTTGATTAAATAAATTTGCTTGTGATAAATTATCTTCAGCTATTTGCAATTCTGTATATTGTTCTTTAAGTTTAACTGCTGCTGCAGCTTCTCTTTTTTCTTTAGATGTCTGTGCTAAAACCTCCGGATCAGAACTCATTAAGATAGCATACTCAGCACCATAACTTGCTTTAGAATTATTTGCCAATCTTTGCGCATTAGATTTATTTTTTAATGCATGTAATAATATATCTGTCATCCTTTCTTTTGATGCTTGAATTTTTGACAACTGTTTATTTATTCCATTAAATCCTAATTCAGCAATAGGATCTTCAACTAGCTTAACTGCATCACGTAAACCTTTTGCTTCAGTAATATACTGCTCACAATCTGTATAAGATAATAATTCTGCGTTTTCTAATTGCATTATTTTCTACCTCCGAATACATTTGCTATGTCTGCATTTACCATATTAATACATTTTTGAAATAACTCTGCAGACTTCTGATTTAACTCCTCACCATTTGCTACTTCAAACGTTTCTGTTAATGATACGCTGAACTTGTACGAATTATAATCTTGCGAGATCGTTTGAGAATAACCTTTTGTTACTGTTACTTGTTTCATTTGTTTCTCCTGTTACTTATTTAATTTCTAAATTATATAATATCTTTTTTAAATTGTCAAGTATTTGTGTATACTTTGTAAAATCAATTTCAATCTTATTAGTTATAAGTTCTTCTAAATACATATCAAACTGTTGCATACACCACGTATAATGTTGTATATTATTTGGATATGCTCTAATATAATTATAAAATAGTTCGGAACTATCCTTCAATAAACTTTGAAAAAAATCTACTGGTTTCTTATACTGAGAAGTCAATTTATATTTTAAAAATGTTGTACCTAATTCTTGTTTAATTACATGAATCGGTTTATTTTCCATAAAAGAAATAAGTGTTAAAGCATCACCGGACTTCTTACAAGTAAAACAATAGAAGGAATTTGTTTTCGGATATATTGTAAGGTTCGGCGTATTACGATCATTATGAAACGGACATAAGCAAACATATCTATCACCAGACTCTTTTAAGTCAAAGTTATAATGTTTAAAAATTGAAACAATATCTAATTGTGGTAAACTAGAAAGTTGCATTTACAGGCTCCTTCATACACATATTTGCAAACATCGCCGTTATATCAAACTGACATTTCTGTCCATCTCTAACTTTCGGAGTTGAAGCAGTCATCTCTACGATAGAAAGTCCTTGCATTGCAGAGACTGGATCTTTGAGTTTTAAAGCTAATACTGTATCAGCATGATGTATAACCATAAATGAATTGGCAATATCTGTCATATTATAAACCGGATTCTTTGAATTCTTTACTGCTTCTGATTTAACCTGCATAGCAGTAAGTACAGGTATTTTAAATGTTCTTGCTAAATGTCTTACATCTAAAGCGATATTACCAAGCTCTTCCCATTTCTGCCCTGTTGATTTTTTAGGACGCATAATACCTAAATAATCTATTAGAATTAAATCTATTTTATGTTTCGCTGAAATTTCTTCATACTTAGCTGCAATTGTATCAGCATTACAAGTAGGATTGTCTACAATATAAAATATATTTTCTCTCTGTTTAAATTCTTGCATCGTATTTATAAATCGTGTATTCTCATCCGGAGTTAGTATTCCATCTCTAAATCTATCAATATTTATATTTGCTGCTAAGGAAATAAATCTACGAATAATTTGATCTTTAGGTAACTCAATTGAAAAATATAAAATATTCTTTCCTTGTAAATATAAATGTTTTGCCACATTAATTAAGAAAACTGATTTACCTTCATTAGAACCTGCAATAACAATATCAAGTTCACCTGCTTTCAATCCACCTGTAGATTTATCAAATGTAGGAAATCCTGTTTGTAACCCAACAGACATTTCACCTTGTTGTACTTTTTTATACTTATCGTAAAACTCGTCTAAACTTAATGCTAAATCTCCTTCAACAACTTCAGTATTCTCGAGAGAATTAACTTTATTTAAACCTTTCTGCATCTTAGAAACTATAGAGTCTAAATCTGCTGAGTCTAGAGAGTTTGTTACATCTAATAAAGAATTCTTTATTATATACAAACTATATTCTTTTCTAATTGTATCTAATAAAAATGTAAAGTTTGTAGTAGGTACATAATCATTTGCTTGTTTTAAATATTGTAATATAGGTACAATCTGTTCTGGATTTGAACAAATATTTGTTACAAATGTTTCTGCTTGAGATAATGTTAATAATTCATTATATGTTTTATAAAAATTTATAATACAATAACAAGCTGATCTTGATGCTGAAAATCCTGGAGTTACGAAATCTATACAATTAAAATCAAAAGGTTTACTAAGTATAGATAAAAGATCTTCTTTATTTTTAAATATATGACTTGTGAATTCTAAATTTAAATCCATGTTACAATATTACTCCTTCATTAATATTTGAAAACTCATACATATGACCAACTTGTATTTTATATTTCTTTTTTATATAAGCTTTGTCATCATTTAAATCCGGTGACTCTGTAATATATATTGGATACTTCAAACATATAGCAATTGCTAAATGTAATAATGTTACCGGTGGAACATTTTTATATCGCTTAATTAACTCTTTCTTTATTTTAAGAGTGTTGTTAGTTAAGTCATCTACATCTTTTTTATATAAAGGTTTCTTTGTTGTCGGATGTTTACCTAATACTTTTTTTGGCATTAAGACCTCCTAATGATTTACGATAGTCAACACTTTCAAACGGTAACTTAATATAAGCATCATACAATATTGATTTTATTCTTAAGTTTTCTATATCTTTAGAAAGTATATTACTTGTAATAATTGTAGATTTATTTCTATCATATCTATAGCGAAGCATTTCATCTACTTGTGAATCTATAAAACCTTTTGTATCTGAAAACTCTCTACCATAATCGTCTATTAAAGTAAAGTCAGATTCGTTTACATTATAAATGTAATCCGAATCCTTATCAAATAAAGCACGCTTATATTGTTCTACTGTACAGAAAAATGCGCTATAACCTTTCTGTAATGCTTGTTCTAATACGTAACAAGCTACATAACTTTTACCTGTACCGGTTGTACCGTAAAGATATAAGCCAAGTCCTGCTTCTTTATTTTCTTTTAAATTCTTAACATAATTTTTTATTGCTTTTAAACTATCTTTTAATGTAGCAACTTGAATATTATTTATATCTGCATATCTATATTTGGATGGAATCGCAGACATAATCATACCGTGTAAAAATTTATAATCTTTAACACACTCACAAGTATAATCTGAACCTCCACATTTAGGACAATTCATAACCTTATCTTGTAATATCTTTAATTCCTGTATATCTTTCGGTGTATATAGTTCCATTGAATCACCTCACTTATTTATGGTTTTGCATATTAGCAAATTCTAAAATAAAAGTCAAGCAACATATAGCATGTGCTAGGTGAGGCTTACCACTTTCTTTATCTAATATTTCTCCTTGTCTCCAGGCTTGTATATGTCGCATAGCTGCGGCATAATATCTGTTATTTGGATCTGGACATTTATGCCAGTTATTTGAACCATCTGAATCTTTTGTTGTATATTTATTTGCTCCATAAGTTAATACATCTACTACTTGCTCTAAAACTTTTGCAGGCATCAAATCATAACGAAGTTTGCCTTGATCATACTTTCTAAATCCTGTTTCTTTTTTCTGTTTCATTTTAGTTTCCTTATTTCCTTTTAAATTTTATACTTCTACCTTCGAATAGTTTTGACAATACTTTAAGATCAAAAACATCGAAAGTATCTATTATTTTATAATATTTTTCATTTAAAATCAAGTCATAATCTTTTTTATCTGCTAAAACAATTACATTGACTTCTAAGGTTCTTAAATTTAAAACTATATTATCTGTATATTTTGTTATTGCAAAATCTTGATCTGTAGCTGTACATTTAACTGACCATATATTTTTAGTTTTTCTCATTTTTAATTACCTTTATTTTTTAATTTATACAAGATTATCTATCCAATTTTTAACTTCTTCTAAATTCCAAAATATTTTATAATTTAAGTTATTCTTTCTAAACGTTTCTAATTTCTTAACATCTAATACAGTCCAGGTATAAATTGCATTTTTATAATATGTTTTAACTTTCTTTTTAAAATTTACTTCTTTAGATTTATTCTCCCAAAATTCTAATAACTTAATATGTTCTAAATTATTTTCATCAAAACTACCTAAACATTTACCATTTATATCATAGCCGTGAGTCCAAGTCCCATTATACTCTATATATAAGTCTAGAGATTTAATATAAAAATCGCAGACGAAGGGATAGACTTCTGATTTATATTGCCTAATAATATCATCTTTAGTAAATTTAGTTAAAAGTAAATCATATGCTTCATTTTCATCTTTTGAAGTATGAAATGAATTATTCTTCTTTTTTGTGTTATAAGACTTCACTTGTATTTCATTAATATGATCTTTTATAAACTCCTTAAACTTTTGAGTCTTTGCATAATTACTTTCACCAAATCTTTTTAAACAAGTTTGTTTCTTTTTATCTTTATGTTCTTGAGACTTATTTCTATTAACTAATTCACACTTAACACTACATGCTTTAGAGTAACCCTTCATACCTAAAAAATGCGTAGGTTTACCACAATATTTACATACAAATATTTTATCTAAAGAAATATTATACTTTATCCTATAACAAAGTTCATACAAAGTTAAATTATATTTACTTAGAACATCTTTAACTTCTTGTGTTAAGTAATACTTTGCTAAAATTTTTAATTCGCATCTTTTATGTGATCTAACATAATTACTAAATAATTTCATATAAATTACCTTTGTTAAATACACTTATTTTTTAATTGCACTCTTCGATAATATTCAGATATACATATTGAATCACCATCACCTTCACGAGGCAATTTAATTGAAGGATACAATTCTTTTGCCAATTTATCTGCGGCTTTTTTAAGAAGTTTATTTCTCTCGCCTTTCTCTAAACTTCTTACATATTCTTTATTATTCTTTCCGGTAGCTTCCGGTATCATTCCGTTCTGCCATTGTTTTGAATCAATCATCTCATATTTAATACCTAAAGAATTTAATACATATAATACAGATAGCCAAGCACCGAAAGCAGATAATGAACTTTGCATTGCCCATCCTGCATGATAATTAACTGCAGGTCTTTCTAAATAACAGATTACTTCTTTTGAATCTGAAATTAAGTCGGAAAGTCTGGACTTTAGTTTATCAATATCTATAAATGTAAAATGTGCCTGATATGGTTTTGTTACGTAGCCATTCTTCGTTTTATATTTTCTCTTTGTAGGTTTACTCCAACTTACTTGTTGATATGTAGGTACATTCTCAAATGCAAGTAATTTACCGGTAATATCAACTAATGTAAAATGTGCGGTGGTTCCATTATCAAAACCGAGTATATAATTATAACTCATTTAAATCTCCTTCTTCTTCATCTTCAAAATATGGTTCCCTGTAAAAATTACAGATATAATCGTTAAGTAATCTAAATACGTCAATAATATTTAATGTATAGGCTTGGTAATCACAATCATTACCGTCTATAACGGTTACAATAACCTCATAAAAATTTTTCTTACGTTTCAATTTAATTGGTCTGATATTAATGATTTCATTACATAACGTATATATTTGTAAACTTTCTCCTTCAACTTTATAATATAATATTACATGCGGATTATTTTGTACAAATCGAATTATTTCATGCATGATATATAATTATACCTCTACAATTAAATTTGGATTAAAATTCAAATTACATTCTCCATAAACAGAACTTCTATAACCGTAAGGATTACAGATAACTCTGGTATTACCTATCATTATATCACTACTTGTATGTATATGTCCGGTAACAATTAGTTTCAAATTCTTTTGTTTTTCAATAAACTTTGTTAAATCTGAAATATAAGAAGCGTTAATATTACTTGTAAAATATTTTGGAGCAATCTGTAAAGGACTAACTCCATGATGTGTAATTAAAACACATTTCTTATCCTCAAACTTTTTTAATGTATGTTTAATAAAGTCAAATGATTCTTTAAACATTGCAAGATAGTGTCTTGGTTCAAGTCTTACAATGTTATCATTTTCTTTTATCTGTCCCCATCTAAAATCATTTAAACCTTTTGAAGCAAGTTTCATATTACCGGTAACACTACCATTATATTTATAATTTGTATATAAACAGCAACCGATAAATACAATATCATCAATAATCTTATACTGATTATTTAAATATGAAACATTACTATCCAAAGGGAAACAATTAGTATAAGCATCTTGTTGTTCTTGAAATGTCAAACCCAATGTATTATAAACAAAATCATGATTACCATGAACAAGTAATCCATTTTTAATATTCTTTTTAACCCAAACAACTCCATTAATCGGATCACCGCTAATATCCCCAGCTATAACTGTAAATACATCATCGTTATAATTCAAAGGATATCTTTCATTAATATCTTCATGTATATCTGATAGAACTCTAATTTGCACAGAGTACTCCTAATAAGAGAGTATGAACTATTTACTAATCCATACTCTCTCTGTCTGATTTATTTTTTTACTTTTTTGGATTTTGCTTTCTTTTCTTTTTTAGACTTTTCTATTTCATCTTTAGGTACATAAAACATCTTATAAAATTGATTCAATTCTTTAAGTTCATCATTTTCTTTTTTCAAACTTTCATTATCTGCTATAATAAGTTCATTAAGGCAGGTTAATGTTTTAGAAATCTTTTCTAAAGCGATATTACTTTGAATAGTGTTGTTAAGAGTTTCTTGTAACATTTTAATTTTCTTCTTTCCAAATAAATCCATTTTTAAACTTCCTCCATTATTTTTTGAATTTCTTAAGATTATAGTAAATTTAATTTGAAATGTCAATAGGTAAATACTATTTTAAATAAAAGACTATAAGAAGTAAACAAATATTTTTTTATTTCCCACAGCTTTCTTTTTTCTTAGAAAAGAAAAAAGAAATTAAAGTGGAATTATGTTAACACTCTAATTACTATTGTCCTATATTAACTGTAGTTAGCTTCTTCTGTCTCTAGGTAAATTAAGCTAATGAATAACCTTCAGTATTAGGGCTCCCCTCAATTATACAAAGGGAGTTGCATACTATATACATTACGTATATACATTTGTACGTTGTTATACTTCCCATTTCCCAACGCTGTAGTAGTGAGCAGGAGCTTTACCATTCCTGATATTATAGTCGTAGACACTACTAGCAGATTTATCCTACGGCCACTATTATAATATAAAATAAAAATAATGTCAAGTACTTTTTTCAATTTTATTACCCTTGACAAAACACTCATAATATAGCTTTTTTTATAAATATGCTATATATGTTATTTTTATGAAAAATGTAAAAAATTCAGCATAATGGAGTAAGTATATGAGTATTGATAATAAAAAGATTAACATTGTATCTGATGTAAATTTTGATAGTAATAATATAACTGATGCAAAAATCAACGCTCAGGAAAATACTATATCGAATTTAGAAGTTTCAAATTTTAAATCCGGTGTTATACAAACAACAGTAAGAGATACAACTAATGCTTTAGATACAGTGATACCTACTGAAAAGGCTGTGAGTGAGGCTTTAAGTAATATACAAGTTAATGTTATAGAATTAGAAGAAGGAACTAATATTGATAATTTAAGACAAGAAGGTACTTTCTTTATAAAAAACCCTACCGGAACTTTACCTTCAATTACTACATTTGAATTGGATCCTGAATATGATACATATTGGTGTATATTAACGCAAGAAAAATGTTTTGATAATACACGTGGAACCTACTGGTATGTTCAAACTGGAAAATTTTCTTACCTAAGCTCAACAGGTATAACCAGAATAGAGGCATGGCAAACGTATGTTAGACAAATAAATGATTATACTTATACCGATAAAAAATGGCAGCGCTTAGATAATCTTACAGAAAGAATTTTTAATCAATCACCTGCCAGTGAAGCTGCAGATATGTCTATAAATTTAAATACTTTTTCTGATGCAGAATCCAATTCAGTTATTAACGTAGGTTATATCAATGCATTAGATTGGAGAAGAATAAAAAGTTTGGAATTAGTATCTAGTTTAAATGGGAGTTGCAAAATATTTTTTAAAACCTATACAGGTGTTCCTCCTTACGGTACTGATGCTTTTTCAGTAATTTTAAGTTCTTATACTTCAGCGCAAATTTTAAATTTAGATATATTAACAAATTATAATTTTAAGTTTAATACAGTATATGAGTTAAATTTTCAACAAATAAGTAGTGGAAGCACAAGATTTTCTATAGAAATAACAGAGATCGATAAACCTTTTGTTCAGGAATATTTCCCAACACAAACCGGAAACAGCGGGAAATTTTTAACAACCGATGGAACTACAATGAGTTGGGCAACAGTGAGTGGAGGTGCATTTCCAACAATAGTAACGGATAGTGGTAGTTCTTTACCGAGTGCGAGTTCTATGGAGTGGAAAGATACTTTTTTGAATACGAGCGATAAGAAGATTTATAAGACATTGGCAGACACTTATGAGTGGAACACAAATGTTACTTACGGAGCAGTAACTATTGATTATACAACAGGAATAGTAACTAATATATCTCAAGGCTATGCAAATCCAAGAATATTACACAGACAAATTGGAAATACTCTTTGGAACGGAAACAAGACATATCAAGTTACATTTAAAATGACCTCTATTTCTCAAACGGATATAGGTGGTAATGGTTTAATAACTTTTAATTCGTCTAAAAATACAAGCACTACACATAAAAGAAGTTTTGGAGTAACAAAAGACAAAAAAATTTTTTACACAGAAGGATATATATCTTCAGGCTCTTATCACAAAGAAAAAGAAGAAAATTTCTTTGAAATAAGCGAAAACAAAAAATATACTCTTGTGATAGAAAAAACATCGTCAAGTTGTAATGTATCTTTATTAGAAAACGAAACACAAGTTGCGACTACTTCTTTTACAATAAACGATTTTTCGTCTGTTGCAACAAGTGCCTATATAGAATACGGTATTGCATACATAATAGACCAATATGGTAGAGGGTTATATACAAGTGGCGATATATATCTTTTAGAAAGTTCAGGAGAATTTTTAGTTCCTTCTTCAGATTTATCTTGGGATAGTGGTGTAGCAATAGAAGATAAAAGTGAGATAGCCGACAAAACCAACGGAATACTTTACTTGTATGAAAATGATGAGTTAGTAAAAATCGGTGGAAGTTTAACGAAAAAGGTATATACCATTAGTGCAGATAATACTTCAACTCTAAATGTAAGTTCCGATTTCACAAAGGTAGTAGATGTATTGAAGAACGGTGTAGAGTTAGCACTTACAGACGATTATACAATATCAAGTGGTGTGATAACTTTTGTTACTGCATTATCTACAACGGATAAGATAACAGTCAAAGGAGAATAATTATGGCAGAAACTATAATTAACTCTAACCAATTAAGAGCAAGTGGAGATACTTCAACACAGACCTTAATTGGAGCAAATCAAGTAAGGCAGAGTGGGGATAGTTCAAGGCAAACTTTGTTGAATAAAAATCAAATTGCAGGTGGTGGAGTTGAAGTATTATATCTTACCAAACACGGCTCTCCGACAATAAACAATGGAGAAGTTTATGATTTTTCAAACTCAAACTATCTTATATTTAACAATTTTAATCCGAGTAAACATTATTCTTTCAAAATGAAATTCCAATATTTCGGTAATACCGCTAATAGAGAAAACAATTGCCTTATAGGATGGGTTGCTAGTGGCGGTATAATAGCAATAGCAGTTAATAGAAGTAACAAACTGTATATGGGTTTATCAACAAATGACTTTTCTTGGAATATATCCAATCTATTAGGCAGCAGTGATGTTCAAACAAATACAGACTATTATATTAAGTTTAGTTTTGACGGTACTCAATATAAATTAGAATTATCTACCGATGATATTAGTTATACAACAGAGTGTGTAGTTTCTTCCACTGCTTTAATCAGAAACGGACAGGAATTAAATCTTACATTCGGGAAAGGTCATGCAGCAGCTGACTGGTATTTTAATGGAAAAATATATTTAAATAAATCGGGATGTGTAATAGATGATACAGATTATGTCTTTGAGGTTGCAGAATAATTAAACGACAAATAATCAAGTTATTTGGTTTGTAGAATAAAAATAAATAATTAAATTAAATATATAAATGGAGTAAATATTATGACAATAAGAAGAGGAGACGATACAGATGCTTTTGGTTTTGGTTTTCTAACAATTAATTTAGAAAACGCTCAAGACTATGTAATCTCAAAAGCAGAAGTAAGAATAGGTGTTATTAAAAAAACATTTATGAATCCGGTTTTCCCATTACAAGTTTCTTTAAATAGAACAGAAACAAAACAATTAAATGAATATAATAATAAATGTTATTTAGCTATCTATGATAGTGAAGGAAAAAAGTACACTTGTGAAGGAACTTTGAGCTTTAAAGCAAATCCGGAGGTGGTATAATATGCCTAATGAATTTATTGCAACTTTTAATCTAGAACAACCACAGAGAGAAACTGCGAACTTTACAATACAAGATAATGATATTCATGTTACTTTTGATATTGCTCAAGCAAATAAAGATAAGTATTTTGTATTTGAACAAGCTGAATCAAAAAATGCGTGGACAATAATACATAATTTAAATAAAAAACCATCTGTTACTGTTGTTGATGAGTATGATAGGGTAGTAACACCGGATATACAATATATAAATGATTCAAAAATAATAGTAAGATTTAATTTTGCATTTAAAGGTAGAGCATATTTAAATTAATATAAGGGGAATATACTATGGCGGATAGATCATTTGTTGTCGATATTGACCTACAAAAAAATGAATTAAAACAGGCTGTTATAGAAAATCAAGGTATAGCACCAGATAACCCTAAAGAGGGACAAATATATTATAATACTGATAACAGTATTAAAGGTTTATATATTTATAAAAATGGTGCTTGGAAAAAATTATTAGATGTTGATGAACAAGGTAATTTTGTATTAACAAGTACTACAGTTAATGGAAAAGCTCTAAGTTCAAATATAATAATAAATGCAACAGAAATACCTATTTCAAATTTAGATAATACAAATGTTAAAAATTATATTGATAATTTAGATATAGAAATTACAGGTGCAGCAAGTACTATTAAAGATGATGATTTAATGCAGAATAGGGCAGTAATATCTAATGGGGATGGTAAAATAGCAGTAAGTGATACAACATCAACAGAGTTAGGATATGTTCATGGTGTTACATCTAATATACAAACACAATTAGATAATAAAATAAATAAATTATCATCAGCAATAACAGCAGCAACAAAATGTAAAATAACATATAATTCTGATGGATTAGTAACAGATGGTGAAAATTTAGCAGCTAGTGATATTCCAGATTTAAGTTCAACCTATATTAATGTAAGTCAAAAAGGTTCTGCTAATGGTGTTGCAACATTAGATGTAAATACTTTAGTTCCCTCTTCACAATTACCAACTGCAACAAGTTCAGTAAAAGGTGCCGTTATAGTAGATACAGAAATAAGTTCTAATTCATCTAATCCTGTTCAGAACTCAACAATAAGTGCAGCATTAAGTGGAAAACAAGCAACAATTACTGGTGGTGCTTCTACTATTACAACTAATAATTTAACTGTTTCAAGAGCATTAATTTCGAATGCTTCTGGAAAAGTTGCAGTAAGTGATATAACTTCTACAGAGTTAGGGTATTTAAGTGGAGTAACTGGGAATATACAAGACCAGATAGATGATTTACAGGCAAGAGGAAGATTTTTAAGTTTATGGAATGGAGCAACAGGTTTACCTGAAACAGATCCATCAAGTACATTGCCTTTTGAGTATAAAACAGGAGATTATTACATAGTAGATAATACTAGCAGTACAACAAATTATAGACCAAATGGAAGTTCTTATACTGGAGTAGCATCTACTACTGTAGAAACAGAATCAGTTGCAGCGAATGATGTTTATTACTATGATGGGACGAATTGGTTACTACAAGTAAATTCACAAAGAGAAATAAGTTTTAGTTCGATAGTTGGGCAACCTTCTGATAATGCAAATTTAAATGCAGCATTAAACTTAAAAGCAGACTTAGCAAGTCCTGCATTTACAGGAATACCAACTGCTCCGACAGCAGTAACTGGAACGAGTACAACTCAAGTAGCAACTACTGCATTTGTTCAAGATGCTATAAGTAATGCAAGTTTAACATTAGCAGTTAATAATCCAGCATTAACACAAACAGGTAATACTTGCACATGGACAATAACAAACACATTGAACAACGCAGATGTTATATGTAGTGTTAGAGAAATTAGTACAGGAGAAGAAGTATATTGCAATATAACTTATGCGACATCTGCAATAACAATTAAGATAAACAGTTCAACAAATATAGCAGCAGGAACATATAGAGCAGTGGTAATTGGACAAAAAATAAATTCATAATCGGAGAAATAAATGCCAACGATAGGTAAACATTATGATTTAGATACAGATGGAACACTTGCCAACAATAGTGATATAACTGTTGCCTCTCAAAAAGCAGTTAAGACTTATGTAGATAATAATAAAACTATTGTAGATAGTGCCTTATCAGACACTTCAGAAAACCCAGTTCAAAATAAAGTAGTTAAAGCAGCATTAGATAGTGTAGAATATGTATTAAAAATAGTAGAGTGGTAATTATATATGTCTTTATATTTAGGTGAAAATAAAGTAAAGCTACATAGTCCAACAGCAATATCATATACAGTAAAAGGAAGTCCTACAATTACTGAAGATGGCATTGCAAGTGGTTTTACTGATAAAAATGATTACTTAATATTAGGAGCATTTAACCCAGGAACATCTAAATGGAAATTTACAACTAAAGTTAAAATATATGATTATACAACACAAATATCATTAATAGATAGAAATTCTTCTACAAGATGTTTTCAAATAGTAGTTAGAACGACAGGAAAGTTCAGAGTAAATATTTCTACTAATGGTTCAAGTAAAGCAAATGAAGTTGATGGAACACATGTTCTATTAGTTAATACTATTTATTATATATGTTTTGAATATGATGGGAGTAAATACTATCTTAAGTATTCACTTGATAATATAAATTGGGTAACAGATATAACAATAAATAATAGCACAAAAATATATCCTGTTTCTTCTATGTGTATGGGACATTCTTGGTATAATAGTGGAACAGAAAAATGGAATGGAGAGATATATTTAAGATGGACAAGATTTGAAATAGATGGAGTAACTAATGATAAATGTATATTACATTGTTTGGAGGGCAGCTAATGCCGACAGATCATAATATTAGACAACTTATCATCAATAAACTTACAGATGCACAATATGAACAAGCAGTTAAAAATGCAGATGAGTTATATTTAACTCCTGATAGTGGTTCGGGTGGTGGAACAGATTTACCAGACCAAACAGGGCAGTCTGGAAAATTTCTTACTACTAATGGATCTACTTTATCATGGGGAGCTGTTCCTGCTGGAACAGTAACTTCAGTTCGAGTTCAAGCTGGTACTGGTTTATCGTCTTCACAAAATACAGCTCAAACATCAACTTTAAATACTACAATAAGTATAGCTTCAGGATATAAGTTACCTACAACTACTGAATGGTCGAATAAACAAGATGTTTTACCTTCTCAGACAGGACAATCAGGAAAATTCTTAACAACAGATGGGACTACAATGAGTTGGGCAACAGTTGGTAGTGGAGGAACTTCTGATTATAATGATTTAACAAATAAACCATCTATTAATAGTGTTACTTTAAGTGGAGATCAAACAGGTTCTGATTTAGGTTTAGTTGACGAAGAAGATTTGGAAGAATTAGATATAAATAATATTGTACCAACACAAACCGGAAACAGCGGAAAATTTTTGACAACTAATGGAAGTACAGTGGCGTGGGCGGAAGTTCAAGGCGGTGGTGGAAGTGGTTATATTCCAATGCCAACAGTAACGACTTTAACAAATACAACATATACATTATCAGTAGCAGAGAATACAATATATGAGTTTAGCAATGCAATAACTTCATTGACAATATCAAGTGTAGTAAAAAGTTATTTAGAAAGTTTTATTTATTTTACGACAGGTTCAAGCATTACATTTGTTGATAATTCTACCTTAAAATGGGGAGGAGGTTCAATACCTTCACTTGAAGCAAATACAACTTATTGTATTGCAATAAAAAATGGGTTAGCAGAAATAGATAAATTTGGGAGATAACAATGCCGGGGTTTAATCAACTAATGATGAGAGTAAAAGGAAAGCAACTTATTCCTGCAAATGTCGTATTTACCAATGTGGACAGTAATAATTATATTACATACAAATCAAGAGATGGGCAAACATATTGGAGAAAAAAATATGCAGGTTTATGTTATGGTGGTTTTTGCGTGTTTCAAGATGGTGGACAAAATTGGATAATTGCTTTTACTATTTCAGAAGTAAAAAATAATTGTATTATGTATAGAGATGATGGTAACACCAATATTACATTGGAAATTTCATCGTCAACATTGAATTATAAAGGGAAGGATTGGTATTATTCATTAAATAGCAATGCAAATAATTATCGTTCTATAACTTCAAGTATAATAGAGTTTAACAAAAACAATGGCAGATATTGGATAGGTGGTGAAAACAAGATATATACAGGAAGCAACAATAACGAAAAATTTATACAAGTTGCAAAAGATTTTCTTGATTATATTTATACTTTTGATGTTGAAGCTTCAACAAAAGAATATACATACTTAAATTATGTTGAAACAAGTGGTAGTCAATATATAAAAACAGGATTGTATGCTTACAATACTGCTTTACAGAATTATTCTTTTGAAATCAAAGTGAACTTTTCTAATATTAGTGAAAATGCAATAGTAATAAGTAGTTGGTCTGCAAGTGCTTATTTTTTAATGTGTTATCAAAGTAAAATAAGATGGCACGGTAGTAGTTCAGGTTCTTCTGATATAATAAACATATCAACAAATACTGACTACATAATTAAAGTAGATATTCAAAATGGTCAGATAATCATAAATGGTAACTCTTATCCTTATACGGCAGGCTCTTGTGGAACATCACAAATAAATTTATTCGGTCTTTCAGGGGGAAATTATAGTAGTAAAGGACTTGTTGGCAAAACTTATTATGCTAAATTCTATGATATTGATGGAAATTTGATAAGACATTATACTCCTGTTATTAGAAATTCTGACGGACAAGTCGGTATGTTAGAGCAAGTAAATAATATTTTCTGTCCAAATGATGGAAGTGGAGATTTTATAGGAGGATAATAGTATGTATGGTAAGATGATTGGGGGTAGATTATCAATCGTAACAGACAGAATAAAGGTTGAAAACGGTTGGACAACTAATCCTACCGAAGAAGATTTGAAGGCAAACGGATATAAGGAAATAGAATATACCAAAAAGCCGACTTACGATAAAGAAGAAGAAAAATTGGTTGAAGTATATACTGACGGAGATAAGATAACAGTCAGTTATGAAAAAATAGCACTTACAGACGCAGAACACAATACTATTATTCAAGCTGAAATTGTTGCAGAAGAAAATAAGATTACACCAAGAAGACAAAGAGAAATTGACCTTAAAAAAGAAGGAGCATTAGAATTTGCAGAAACAATAGAAAATAATATTGTAGCTTTAAGAAGAAAATTTAGATGAGGATTAAAAATGAAAATATTTAAAAAGAATAATAATTATTATGCACTTAAAAAAAATAATAAGTATTATGGAATAAAAGATTTAAATCCAAACCCACCTGAAAATGTTATATTTACATTAGCAGGACAATATATTGGACTATATGATTATGGTAGCCTAAGAAAATTTATAAAAAAATATGATGGTTTAGCTTATGGAGGATATTGGGTAGGAGATGGTGGTTCAGGAGGATGGAGATTTCCTTGTTTTGTTTCAGAAGTAAGTCAATATTGTGAAACAACAGCATGGACATCTGTTTCAACATCTACATTTAATAGATATGGTAAAGCTTGGTATTATACAGAAGGAATATCCGCTGTTACAGGGGGAAGTTTGGTTGTAGAAGGGGATGTTTATAAGATAGAAAATGTAACAACACCATTAGAAGCAGCAATGGCATTGTTAGACTATATTTATAGTTTTTAAAGGAGAGATATAATGCTTAATAAAATGAAAGAAAAATTAGGTACAATTATAGAAGATACTTGTAATTTAATAAAAGTATATCTTCTTAACAAGATTGGATTAGAAGAAAAAGCAAGGGAAGAACTTGATAAGATGTCTACTAAGGAGGAAAAATAATGAAAGATTTACTCGAGTCTTTAATAGCAATTGTAATATTTATGTGTGTTATTATTCCATTGATAATAATAACTGGAATATTAATAATAGTTGCACTTTTTGTCATTGCTACAATACTTCCATTTTATTTTGTATTTTTAATTTTTAAGAAGATATTTAGCAAAAAGTAAAATGGATATTTTATATTTTATAGTAGTAGGTATAATGATAATAGGAAGTTTATGGTTAAATAAAAAACTGAAATAGGAGGAAGTAAAGATGATTAAAAAAGCATTTTGGTCAAATTTAGTTAAAGCAATTGAGTTGGCATTGGTATTGGTATTGGGTTTCTTTATTTGTTTTGTAGCATCAGGATTGTTGTATGGAAATATTTATATAGGGGTAGCCGTAATAATTATAGTATTTTATTATTTCGGTGGGATGATTAGACCCTATATCAAAGAATTACAAAGCAAAATAATAAAAGAAAAATTAGGAGATAAAGAATAATGTCTAGATGGTTAACTGCAAAAGAAAAACAATTATCTGATGTAGAGCCAAAACATTCTACTCCAAAAGATTTATTTACAAAACCAGCGTCTACGATTGTTAGAGTATTACTTCAGCAAACAAAAGGTAATATAGGTAAAGCAATTCAAAAGATTACTTTCTATATTAATAGAGCCGGTGAAAATTTATCTAATAAAGTAGAAGTAAATAAAGCAAAAGAGATCTTAAAGAAAAGATTAGAGAAAGAAAAAGATTAGGAGATTATATGAAGTATATAGTCGACATCTTTTATAAAGATAATAAATATATTGCAAAATGTACGGAACTAAATATTACTGCTATAGGTAAAACAATTACTGAAGTTAAGATACATTTCGTACAAGCTCTAGTTCTTTATAGTAAAGATAATAATTGCTTTATAGATTTTTCTTGGAATATTATTGACAAAGAAAAATAAAAATGTTATAATAACGATGTTGTTAAATTTAGAAAAGGAGACAGAAACAAAAATGTATCAAGGAAAAGTAAAATGGTTTAATGACCAAAAAGGGTATGGATTTATTACAGGAGACGATAAGAATGATTATTTCTTACACTTCTCTGAAATTCAAATGGAAGGTCATAAAACCTTACATGAAGGCGACCCAGTAAGCTTTGATGTAGAAGCAACAGAAAAAGGAAATAAAGCTGTGAAAGTAAATAAAATATAATTTTCTCCATAGTATTTGTTTGCTTTAATCCATAGGTACAAATTGTACCTATGGATTTTTTTATTTTTATATACAAGAAGACTCTATCCTTTGGGGTAGAGATGAATTGTACAATTAATATTATATATTATTTTTTATATTTTGTCAATAATTTCCTTGACAAAAGTATCATAATTTTACTCAAAGTAAAACTATATTTATACTATAATTTACTTTTTGTATAAAATGATACAGCATTATACTTACAATTATCGTTTATATCCAACTAAGAAACAAAGTGTTTTACTTGATAAACACTTTGGATGCACTCGTTTTGTCTTTAATTATTATCTAAATAAAGAACAACAGCACTATCTTAATAACAAAGAAGATATTGAAGCTAAAAGAGTTAAAGGATTTCTTAATTATTATGATAATGCTAAAGATTTAACTAACCTTAAACAAACAACACTTTGGTTAAAAGAAGTTAATTCTCAAACCTTACAAGCAACTTTAAAGAATTTAGAGAGTGCATATAGAGGATTCTTTCAGAAACGTTCTAAATTTCCAAAATTTAAGTCTAAAAAGTCTAGACAATCTTTTTGTATACCTCAAAGTTTATCTATTAAAAGTAATAAACTGTATATTCCAAAGTTTAAAGAAGGTATAAAAATAAACCTTCACAGAGACTTAGTTGGAGATTTTGTAACAGCTTCAATAGTTAAAACAAAAACCAATAAATACTTTGTTAATATAACTGTTGAGCTTGATATCAAAGAACTTCCTAAATTAAATACTGATCTAGGTATAGATTTAGGTATCAAAAACTTTGCTATAACTTCAAATGGAGAAGTATTTGATAATAAGCACTTCTTAAAGAAAGTAGAACCGAAACTTAAATACTTACAAAGACAAGCTAGTAAAAAAGTTAAAGGTTCTAATAACAGAAAGAAAGCTAACTTAAAAGTAGCAGAACTATTTGAATATATAACAAATTGTAAGAAAGATTATCTTCATAAAATAAGTACTCAATTAATTCGTGAAAACCAAACGATTTATATTGAAGACTTAAATATAAAAGGTATGCTTTCAAATCATCATTTAGCTAAAAGTATTCAAGAACTATCTTGGTACGAGTTTATAAGAATGCTTGAATATAAAGCTAAGTGGTATGGTCGATCTGTAATTAAGGTTGATCGATTCTACCCATCTTCAAAGACCTGTAATAATTGTGGCTACATTAAACAAGACTTAACATTGAAAGATCGAAACTGGATATGTCCTAAATGTCATACAGAAGTTGATAGAGATTATAATGCAGCACTTAATATTCTTAAACAAGGCAGGAACTGTCTTGTAAAGCCTATGGAGCTGTCTAGTAATAACATAGAAGCTATGAAGTAGGAAACCTTTCTCCTTCAGGAGAAGGTAGTTCATTGACATTTATTTTCTAATATTGTATAATACGTTAAAATTGCTGTAGGAGGTCGTAATGATATCAAAGAAAAAGTTCAAACAGTATATTGAATTCCTAAAAAATTATGATGATAAACTTACGAAAGCAAATGAAGTTCTCTACAAAATTAGTACAGAATTTACAGGTATCTCTGGCATAGCATCACCAATAATTGATCAGTATGTCTATATGCTCACTGATCTTATGAGGCTTACCGGAGTTGATGATGATTTACTTTGGTGGTGGATATATGAGCAAAACTTTGGTGCGGGAACATCTGAGGTTTCAATAAATAAAAAAACTTACTATTTACATACACCAGAGCAACTTTACGATTATATAACATTATTACTAGAAGTACCTAAAAAAAATAAAAAGGAGAATAAAAAATGCAAAAAAAATTAGTTGAAGCATATAGAAAAGGATACAACAAAGATTTCTTAAGTTTTGATGTATTAGATACTAATGAAGAGAAATTAAGTTTTATAAGAGGATTATTTGAATCTGGTGGAATGTATTTCGGTTCATTACTTACATTAAATGGTAATTTCACAAATAAACTTACGGATTATTTATGTGTTCTTACGCAAAAACCCATTGCTTGTGATTCCATATCCGGACAACCGTATATAGAATTAAAAGGTGATAGAGCAATAGATTTTGTTGGAATATTATATAATAATTTTATGGACGACAATTTATTTACTTTAAATAAAGATATAGCAAAAGGAATTAAAGGTGAAGTATTTAAAAACAATCCTCCTTTGCAATTTTATTTAGAAGATACAACTGCAGTTCTTCCAACAAAAGCATATTTATCTGATACAGGATATGATTTAACTATAATAAAAAAAGTAAAAGATCTTGGGAATAAAACTGCTTTATACGATACAGGAGTTGTTGTTGTACCTCCAGATGGATATTATACAGATGTAGTTGGTAGAAGTTCTATATCTAAAACCGGATATACTTTAGCGAATTGTGAAGGTATAATTGATAATGCTTACAGAGGTACTTTGAAAGTTGCATTGCATAAATATGATGTTATGAAACCAGAAATAGAATTACCTTGTAAAATTGCACAATTAATTATTAAAAAAAGAAATGATTTACCTATAGAAGTAATAAAAGAAAAGCCATTGTCTGTAAGAGGAGAAGGTGGCTTCGGAAGTACAAATAAAAAATAAGGAGAAATAAAATGAACGTAACTTTAATAAGTAAACCCGATACAGGTATATTAAGCTATACAGAATTTTTAGCTTGTATTGCAAGAAGATGTTATAGTATTAAACCATTTACACATATAAAAGATACCGTAATACCTAATAGCGCGGAACCAAAAACTAAACAAGTAGATGCAGAAAAACTTATGAAAAAAATTATAGAAAGTGGTCATATGTCTATATTAGAACATATAAGCTTTACCTTTTCTATTGAAGATGTCCCAGTATATCTAGTATCTCAATTAACAAGACATAGAATGGCTTCATTTGCAGTTACAAGTTTTAGATATAATAATCTTACAAAGAAGGATACAGGAAATGAGGTAGATATTAGTTATATACCACAGGAGTTAAATGAGAAACAAAAAAAAATATTTTTTGATTCTTTAATAACTTCCTTTCATAAATACAGTGATTTAGTAAATGATGGTGTTAAACCAGAGGTGGCAAGAGGTATATTACCTCAAGGAGCATTTACTAATTTAATAATGACAATGAATGCTAGAGAACTATTTCATTTTTTTGATTTAAGGAATTGTTTAAGAGCTGATAAACCAATTAGAGAATTAGCCAAAGCTATACTAGAAATATGTGAACAATTAGATCCTTATTTGTTTAGTTTCGCAAAACATAGTTGTAGAGATTGTAGTAAATTTGTAACATGTGATAAGGTATCACAGACAACTTCTAGTGGAAAATTTTGTACGTATGATATGATGGAGGAAAAGAAATGAGTTTAATAAAACGTTGGAATAATTTTTTATTATGTATAAAGTACCCTATAATTATTCCAAGAAAGTTAAATACTAACAAAATGTGTACAGAGTTCTTTAGTCATACCTGGCTAGATAATTTACCGGTTGGTTGGCGTAAATCTTTTGGAATAGCATTCTTTAAAGAGTTACAGAAAGCTATAAATAAATATCCTAGAGAAGAACGTAAAGCATTTCGTATCTATGATATTAAAGAAAAGTTTGGAAAGCTACAAGTACATTTTAGTATGTATACATCTGAAATCGATCAAATATTAGATAAGTATGAAAAACTTTCAGCAAAGACTTGTGTTGCTTGTGGAAATAAAGCATATTGGTTAACCAAAGGCTATGTTGTACCTATGTGTAATAAGTGTAAGAAAGAGTATAAACATAAATATAAATTTATTTCTATATTTAAAAGGAGAAAAAGTAAATGGCAGAGAAGAAAGTCTTTATAACAAGTGATACACATTTCGGTCATACAAGAATTATTCAGTATGAAAATCGTCCATTCAATTCTATAAATGAAATGGATAAAGAGATGATAAAAAGGTGGAATACAAAAGTTACTAATAATGATGTTGTATTTCATTTAGGTGATTTTTGTTTTGGAAACAAGGAAATGATCTCTGCTATTAATTCAGAATTAAATGGTAAAAAAATATTGGTTATGGGAAATCATGATAGAGGACACAGTATAAAATATTATTTAGACTGTGGCTTTGATGAAGTATATAACTATCCTATACTTTATAAAGAGTTCTTTATATTCTCACATGAACCTATAACTTACTTGAAAGCACCATTTATAAATCTTTATGGTCACATACATGGCAGCCCAAACTATCCAACATTTACTAAGAATAGTGTTTGCTGTTGTGTAGAGAGATGGAATTATACTCCAATAAATTTTAATACTATATTATTAAATCTGGAAAGGTTACAAAGACAAATGGAAACTGCTTTAAATACTTATAAACCAATAGAGTTGCAGGAGGAAAAATAAATGAAGGGTAGAAGTATAATAGATGTTATTTTAGAGAACAAAGATAAAATAAAATATTGTAGAGAAATTTATGACCAAACAGGTAGTTACTGGATGTTTAAATTTTATTTTAATAAAAGAAATATTTTTGGTTTTAGAAAATATTTAAGAATATTTATGTATTTCGATCCTGCAATGTTTGTTCCTAAAAAAGAACTTGTAGATATAGATATTGAAATACCATCTTGGAATATATTTAAAATTTGTGAATATATTGAATTGAATAGTACAGAAGCTGAAAAGTTAGGAGTAGAATTACAAAAAATATATTATGCGCATGTTTATAAGAAAAAATATAAAGCATGGGAACATGTCGGAGAAATATTAAGTAAGAATTTAAAATATTAAGGCTGTTGACATTTAAAAGAAATTATAGTAAAATAAAAACATTAAAATTATTTGGAGAAATAAAAAATTTTATTGAAGCAAACGAATAGAGGCACATAATTTCTGTAAAATAGGAGTAAAACAGTGGAAACAAAGGAACAAAATAAAATAACTCAACTCAAGAAAGAAAGATTAGAACTGCTTGAATCTTTACATATTTATGGCAGTGAAATATATTGTGAAAGTATTGAAAATGAATTAAAGGAGATAGATAATAAAATAAAGGGGTTAGAGAATGGAAAATAAAAAGACTTTATGTAAATATTGTAGAAATTCAAAAGTAATTGAAGATAGTTTTCATTCTTATACTTATTGGTTAGAGTATGATTGTCAATATAAATTATATGATTGTCAATATGAGTCAAAAGAGTATGAACATATGCCAGATAAATTTGAATGTGATAATTATTTAAAGATGAATATAATAGAAAAGATAATTAGATATATTAAAGTATTTTGGTTTTATAAATTATTAGAAGTGATATTGTTAATAATGTTTTTAATAATAATTATGATTTTCATGATTAAATTTTTTTAGGAGAAGAAATGAAGAAATATGATAGATACAGTTGTGTAAATTGTAAGTTTTTGAAAAAAGATGAAGAGTATCCTAACGAAGAACATTATAAATGTATAAAGTGTGGGTATTGGTTTGATACATTAGAACAAGCAGACAACAATGATAATTATCATTGCTTATTGCCAAACTATGAAGGAGATGAAGAGCTACCAATGTATTTTGAAGAAAAGGAGCATAACAATGGATGTAAAGAAAGTATTGAAGATTGAAGAATTAAAAGAAAGAATAGAAAAATTAAAATTTCAAAGAGATATTATGTGTATAGATGGTTATGCAAAACCATTTTATACGAAGCGAATAATTGAATTGACTAAAGAATTAGAAAGGATAAAACAATAAAAGCAATAGAACAAAAACAATAAAGGAAAAAGAATATGGAAAATAAAAAATATAAATATCTCGTGAAAGTAGAGTGGAGTTTTTATGATAAAATATATAAAACATATTCATTAATAACATGTGTTACATTACAAAAACTACGATTAGAAACAAAACATGAAAAACATATTGAAGAATATGGAGATAAAATATTTTTTGATTTGAATGATGCAAAGAAATATATAAAAGAATTATAAGTATAATCCACCAAAAATAAAAGATGCACAAGGTTTATTATAAAGAGGAAATAATATGAAGAAAAGCAGAACAGATGAATATTTATTTTATAAGGGTGAAAAGTTTCTTAAACAAAAAGCTAAATTATGGAAAGAAGAAGATAGATTAGAAAAAGAAATTGCAAAAAATAATAATCCAAATAATTCATTATATCTTGATTTAATACAAGTTAAGAATAAATTAAGAAAACTACATGATAATTGGAATAAATTTTTAGATTGGTATGATATTCCATTAAAGAAAAACAAAGTAAAAACTTTTGTACTTGTTGCAAAACATCCAACAAAAGAAGAAGCTATAAAAATGGGGTGTTATTAAGGAGAGAAAATTATGGT